CTAGCTGACGGTGCGGTTGGGGTTGTAGGCGACGCCGAACGCGGCCGCCACGGTGGGGATCGCGCCGGCCATGGCGGACAGCAGGATCGTGGCCCATTCGGGCGCGTGCGCCGCGATCGCCACCGGGGCGGCGACCGCGAGGATGACGCCCAGAATGGTGCAGGCGACGTAGATCGCGGTGCGCACGCTCGGGTCGAACACGGGCGTGTAGGGTTCCGCGCCGGGCAGGTTGCCGGGCAGCGGCTGGTCCGCGTCGTCGTAAATGCGGGTGTCGTCGAAGGTGTCGGTCATGGTTGCGCTCACTTCGTGTCCTTGACGAGCACGCCGAACGCGGCCATGTCGGCCGGGTTGACGTCGCCGTATTCGTCCTTGGCGCCGACGCACTGCGCCCACGTCTTGCACTGCTCGCCGGTCTTCTCGTAGACGTACTTCAGCGTCTTGAGCACGTCCATGGTCGGGATGTGCCTGTACTGGCCTGCGGCCATGTCGGCCACGTACAGTTCCTGGGTGCCCTTCTTGCGGAAGATGACATGCATGTTGTTGTTCTCCTTTTTGATGTTTGCCACGGTTGCGGCGGTGTTGGTGGTCATTTTGGATTGGACGAGCTGTTTGAACTGGTCCCAGCTGTAGCCCCATTTGGCGAAGTACGGGTACGGGTCGGTGTGGTCGCTGCCCCCGTACGTCTGGCTGAACCACTGGTGCGGGTGCATCTTGTCGACGCCCCACCCGTGGGCCTTGAGGATCTGCGCGCACACGTCGGCGGCGATCTCGATGCCTCGCTCGAAATCGGTCTTGTTGGTCGCCTCGCAGATCTCCAATCCGACGCACGTCGAATTGCCGTTGCCGACCTGCCAGCACAGGCGGTTGTCCGGCACGGTGTGGTACGCCTCATTCCAGTCGGACACGTAGTGGACCGCGTAATCATATCCGCGGCTCCACAGGTCGCGGTGGTTCTTGGCGGTCGCCCCCGGGTTCGCCGTGGAATGCACGGCGAGCATCGTGGGGGTCAACGCGCCATGTCCCTGATTGACGATGTCCTGTTTGATCGTGACCATCATGCTCCTTTCTTGTGATATGAGAAAAGGCCGCGGCGGGATTGCCGTGGCCTTCAGTAGGTTTCCGGGGGTTCGACCGTGTCGTCGCTCATGCGCGACGTGGTGTCGCCCCCGGGCGGGATGGACGGCAGACGGCGGATGTCCTCGATCATCTGCGTACCGGTCCCGTTGCCGCCAATGCTGTGGTAGGCGCTGTAGAGGCGTTCGAGGACGTGTTTCTCGTTGGGATGCAACCATCCGTGCCTCATCGCGTTCTCGTGGCGTTCGCGGATGCGCAGGTAGGCGAGCTCCTTGACCGCCGTGTTCAACCCCTCCAACTTGCCCGCCAACGTGGATAGGTCGACCTGCGCGTTCAACTCCTCGATGCGCTCGACGAGCTTGTCCACGTCCACGACCGGGTGGCGCCGGTCGTAGCGGTTGAGCATCCAACTGACGACACCGGACGCGCCGATACCGGTCGCCAGACCGGCCAACGCGGTCAGCACCTCCACACTCAACAAATTCGTGATGTTCACCTCCCCTCTACTGTCCCTCTGCTGCTTTGGAAAATCAGCTGATCGGCGTGAGCTGTTCAAGCACCGTGGCACGGTTCGTGACACGGCCGCCGTCGAAATAGTCCACGGGAGGGGTCATGGCGCGCATCGCGTGCCAGTCGTCGAGCGAGCACAGCAGCAGGTCACGGTAGCGCACCGCACAGCCCGCGGCCGAATGCGAATACAGGCGCAGGTTGATGTACCCGTCCGCGTCCAGATGGAACGCGCACGCGTACCGGGCCCCCAACTGCTTGTAGGCGATGGACCCGTTGAGCCGCCATGCCGTTTCCGCGGTGGTCACGCACAACACACGCTGGTCATACGAGATGAGCCCGCCCGTGCTGCTGCCCTCCAGATACGCGGCAAACACCCAGTCGCCCGCAGGCACTGTCATCTGCGTCCACGCGAACGCGTTGCTCTCGCTGCCGTCCGACTCTAACCGGATCGAATCGGTTTGTATCTGCGCGGACGCAAGACCGCTCGAATGCCACACCATGGGACCCGACGAGTGCGGAAGCGGATTCAATATCAGATTCCGTAGTTCAACCATTACTCACTATCACCTCTCTACGGCTCAGGCCCTTAGGAAGCCCCGGGAACGATGCCGTCCCCGTCGAACCACGCGATCCCGTTGTTGACCATGTGCTGGTAGTCCTCGTCGCTCATGACGAACAGGCGGCGCACGCGCACCGCGTCGCCCGCCTTCGGCCCGACCATCAGACGCAGCTCGACTGTCGACGCGTCAGTCAGCACATTCGCCGGCGTGACGAGCCGGCCGGGAGTGCCGTCCCACGTGGCGCGCTGCATCTCCTGCGTCGGACTGAGCCGGATGAAACGCAGCTCATTGACCGCATAAGTGCCGACCGGCTCGTCGAGGTCTGCACCGAACCGCCACGCACCCGCCGGCAACTGGATCTGCGCGTACACGTAACAATCATTACCGGTCGTGTTATTCACCAACCGCATCCAGCCGTCATCGCTCATGCTGATGCTGATATCCTTACCGGAGCCGGGATTCCACGCCGCCGTGCTCGTCGGTTTCGGATTCGGAATCAGGTTAGTCACCTCAACCGGCTCACTCATGGCCCGCCTCCTCACCTAGTCGTGCCTGTAGGATGCGGTTCTGCGCGGTCAACACCGCGACCTGATACGCGAGCTGCGCGTTCTGCTCGCGCAACGCGGATATCAGTTCCTGTGCGGGAACCTCTACCATTCCTTGACCTCCCTCTTAGATGAAAATCATGTAGTTGACGCGGAACGGGGCGCCCGTGCTCGACGAGCAGAACACGTACCAGCGTTTGTCATCCTGATTCCAGCCGGCACCAGTCAACGAGATGTTGTTCGCCCGCAGGTCGCCATTGGCGACGAACACGACGGCAGAGGCCGCATCGATGTTCTCGCCGACGATCGCCGCCCACTGATCCGCCGTGAACAGGTCATGACGGTTGGAGGACGCGGATGGTGACACGACCTTCGTGCCCTTGAACATGTGCGGCACATTGCATCCGTTGACCGTGACCGGGTCGCCGGCGATCGCCACGCCCTCGACCGGGGCGCCCACGCCGATGCCGATACCCTTGCCGTCCGCCGAGAAATCCAGCAGGAAACGTTGCGGTCCGACGGTCGTGTACGACGTGACGGTCGTGTACTTATCCTTGAGCGACGCACGGAACCGCCACGTCTCGTCAGCCGACAGTCCGTCGATGGTGATCGTCGTCGTCCCGGACGCGCCGGACGCGGACGGAGTGAACTCGGTCCACGAGCCGGACGCCGTCTGATAGGCGAGCTTCAACGACTGCACGGCATTCGTCGAATCACCGGCGGTATCGCACTTCCACACGGCGGTGAGTCTCACACTTGCCGATGATTCGTCCGCCTCGCCTGCCGTGTTGACGCGCTGCGCCGTGAACGACGTGATCGTCGGCGCGCTCGTCTTGAGCTTCCACACCGCGTAGAGGGTCAAATCCTTGTCGGAACCGTATGGGTCGCCCGGCTGGTAGGCGACCGAACCGTTCCGTGTCGTCGACCAGCCCATGAATGTGTAGTTCGAGCGTGACGGCCGTGTCGAGGACAGGGTGAGCACGCTGCCCCACCACTTCGTCTGATTGCCGGGTGCGCCGCTGCCGCCGTTCGCGTCGTATCTGACCGTGTGCGCAGCCAGGGCGGGTACACTGACGCGCACATCCGACTTCGACGAGCCGGCCGCGTAGCCGGTCACCGTCGCCGTCGCCGAGCACAGCACGCTCTTCGCGGCCTGCCCGCGCGACACCCACACCTCCTTCGCGCACATGCCAACCTGACCGTTCGCACCGACCGTCACGCCGGTCTTCGCTCCGGACGCCGACTGACCATCGACGACCGCGATGCCGTTGACGCTCAACCCGGCGAAACTGTACCCGTTGGCCGCCTGCCAGTAACACTCCGCACGGATCAGGCAACGGCCGCCCTCGGTGGTTTTCACGACCGCGTTGACCCGCACACGCCAATTGTTGACGATCGGCCCCAATGCTTCCGCCATACGCTACTCCTCTCCCGCCGTTGCGGCGCCGACGTATTGCAGGCTCATATGCCCGTTCTGGCGAGGCAGGAACGCGAACGCGCCGATCCTCAACGTGGACAGAATCTCGGCGTTGAGGATGTTCAGGCGTTCGTTGCTCACATACGCCGCGACCGAATCGCCGCTGCGGAACTCCAGCCGTGTGCTCGTCAACCGCATCAGATACGCGTCCGATTCGCTCATGTCGCCGATCATCAACCCGGTATCAGGGTCGAAACGCATGTACTGGCGCCGATGGTCGATTTCGTCGGCCAGCCGCGCATCCTGCTCGGCCACGTCCGACTGAAGGTCGTCGACGGCGTCGCTCAATTTGCTTGTCTTCTCGTCGAACGTGCTGATGGGTGTGTATGTCTCGCTCACCTCGGCGGACAGGTTGCCCACCGACACGGCCACATGCTCATCGGACGCAATCCCCGACGTGCCCAAATCCACTCTGCCATCCGTCGTGAACGCGATCAACACGTTCCCGTCACGCGTCACCGTCAGACCGGACGAATCAATGCTCACGCGGTTGTCCGCGTTGCCGCTCGTATAGATGTTTGAGCCGATGATCTGTCCGGCGGTGATGGTCGGCGACTGTATCTCGCTATTCGTCGAGATGGCGCCGTTGAGCATCAGGTCGCCGCTCATGGCGTTGAACGCGAGCGAATACTCCATCTTTCCGTTGCTCCGGTAGCAGTACAGGCCGCCGTCGGTGATGACGACGCCACGGTACTTCTCCGTGTCCACGTCGGAATCCCATTGCGTGTTTGTGCGGATGACCGCGCCGGTGATGGCCGCACCCGAGATTTCACCGCCGGACTGGATGGCGCCGTCCAGGCTCAGCACCCATTCGCCGTCTATGGGGGCGAAAGTGAGCACGTTCTTCGTCCCGTCGGAGATGACGACGCCCGCCTCGTTGGCGCGCAGGAAACGCTTCTGGTCCGCCCGGTAGATGTCGAGGTTGCCGCCGGTGAGCTTGATGCCACGGTTCGCGTCTGCCACGGTCTGCACCGTGCCTCCCGTCACCGTCGAACCGTGGATCGTGGACGCTTCGATGTCGCCGGCCATGATGCTCGGCGTCGTCAGTGAACCGTCCACGATGCCGACGTCCATGAACGTCGCGCTGCCGTTCGCCGCGTTCATCGTGATCGTCGCGTTACCGCCGGAATCCTTGAGCAGCAGGCCCTCATTGTCGATGACCAAACGTTCGTTCGCCGTCAGGAAGCGGCCGCCCTTGATGACCTTGCCGTACAAGGCGGTCGCAGCGAGCTTGTCGGCCTCGATGGCACCGACCTTGATGTGGCGAGCCTCGACGCAATCGACGGCCAACAGTTCCGCGACGATGCTCCCGTTGACGAGCATGTCCTGCGCGTAGAGCACATGATTGTTCCAACGCGAACCGTTCCACACCCACATGTGCACGATCTCACCGCTATAATCCACCAACACACTTACGGAATTATTGGCGGCACCCGTCCAATACGTTTCCGGCGCCTTGTCGCTGGTCTGCCACCACAAATCACCGGGGACGATGCGTTTCGCCTTGTCCGGTTCGTCATACGGGTCGGTGGGTTGCATATACACGGTGTTCTTGCTGTCCGCCGTGGTCTGCGCGTTGACGGCTGCCGCGTTCGCGCCTACGGCCTTCGCGTCCGCGTTCGCAGCCATGGTCTTCGCCTCATTGGCGGTCGACTGCGCCGTGTCGGCGCTTGCCTGCGCCGTAGCGGCGGCGTTCGCGGCGTCCACGGCCTTCTTGTCCGTGACCGCGACCCACGCCGAGCCGTCCCACCGTTTCGGCGTGTTCGCCCCATTCGTCGTATCGATCCACAAGGTCGTCGCCTTGCGCATGTCCGTGGCCGGCTCGGTGGACTGGATCAGCACATCCGCCTTGCCGTTCGCGATGCCGGCGGCGTTCGCCGCGTCCTGTTTCGCACTGTTCGCCGCGGTCGCGGCACTGGTCGCCGCCTGGTTCGCCGCCGTAGCGGTGGCGTTCGCCTGCGTGGCCGTCGCATCCGCACCCTGAGCGATGGTTTTCGCTTCGGCCGATTCGTTTTTCGACGCATCCGCGGTCTGCTTCGCGGTGTTCGCCATGGTCTCGGCGTTCCTCGCGGTCTCGATCGCGTCACGGGCAGCGGTCTCCGCCTCCTGCGACGCCTTGTATGCGCTGGACAACGTGACCGTCGTATACGACCACGTGCCGTTTGAATAATCCACACGCGAGCACATGTACAGTTGCTTCGCCCGGTCGTACGCCGGTTCGCTCACCGTCCACGGGGAGCCCGGCGTCTTGTCGGTCGGTTGCGCGGGTTCCGACAGCGCCAACGCCCAGAAGTTCGTGACACCAGTCACGCTCACGCCCTGACCGCCCGGAGCTCCCGGCTCACCCGGCTCACCCTGCGCGCCCTTGTCACCGGTGATGAGCGCCGGAGCCGACACGGCCACACTGCCATCACCATAGGTGAGACGGGTACGCATCCACGTGTACTCACCCGTCTTGTGTTCAGGCATGGCCGTATCCCAACACAGTGCGAGCACACTCACCGAATCGTTCGGCGTGCCCTCCCACCATGTGACCCAATCCTCTGGCGCAACCGAGTCCGACGTGCTTGTCGCGTATTCGATGGCACTGGACACCACACTGCGGTCACCATACTGTTTGACGAGTTCGGCCGTGGTGTTCGCCACAGTGATCGCGTTCGACGCCGTGGACGCCGCGGACGTGGCCGTACCGGCTGCCGCAGTGGCGGTCTTGTTGGCCGCATCCGCTTTGCTTTCAGCACTCGATGCCATCGTCGTATTGGCGAGGATGTCCTTCTTCGCCTGCGCAAGATCCCTGTCGACCTGCGCAAGCGTGGACCCATGCTCACCGACAGTCCTATCCAGCTCGGCCATCGCCTCATCGGCCGCTTGCTTGTTCGCCTCGACCGTCTTGTTGGTCTGCTCGATGGCCGCGGCGTTCGCATCCGCCTTCGCTTGCGCCACGTCCACCTTCGCATTAACCGCATTCGCCTTCTCCGTGGCATCATTCGCGGCAGCCTCCAGAATCTCCTTCGCCTTCGCATCGATCCTGTCGGAAGTCTCCCCAATGGTTTCGTTGACCTTGTCGATCTGCGCCTTGACGGACTCGTCCGCCGCCGCGAGGATGTTCGCAGCGGATTCGTCGAACTCCTGCTGTGTGACGATGGGCAGAATCTCCACCTGCACATGCGCCGACTCGGCGGACTCGTTATAAGCCGGCGAACCGTCCCTGTCATGCGCATTGTCCAACGCGGTCGCCCACACATCCACAACGGTGCCGGCCTCGAACACGCCCGTGTTCACCTCGCCCGCAGACGAGAGCGCACCCACGAGCGTCCTCACGGCCGTCGCGTCATCCGCCGGTTTTGCCCATACCTGCACGCAGCGGAAATCCGTCGGAATGCCGCCCTCAAGCTGGCCGCCCCAACGGATCAGCGCCGTGCCAAGATGACTCGTCGCCTCGATGTCCAACGGACGGCCGGGCGGCGTCGTATCCCCCACCCACGTGGCGACGCCGTTCACGCCGAGCACCGTGTCCGACCCGTCAAGGTTGGGTACCACGATCACGCCGGCGGTACGCGCCGCATTGTCCGTGCCCAACAGCCGGTTGGCGCGCGCAGCCATGAACGGCAGCGCCGCATCGTCCGGGTTCAACTCTTCGTGAATCGCCATATAGCAACCTCCCTCAGCTCAGGTCACAGGGTCGGCCATGATGTCGAACGTCAGCTCGACCTTGCCAGTCTCATCGCCGCTCATCTGCATCAGACGCATCCCGTACACGCCGTCAGGCAGGTCAGGGAAGCCCTGAATCGACACGTCGAACATCTCCCCCGGCCAGAACGATCCCAAGGGATGCAGCGGGACGCCGGCGGATTCGTCGAACGCGTTGATCTCGCCTTTGACCTGCATCAACGGCTCCCGGTTCGCGTGCAACACGGCCGTGGCGCCGCTGCGCAGCAGGCCGATCTCCTCCGCCTTCGAATCCTGGAACGTGGTCTCAACGAGCGGCCACGGGTCGTGCCGGTTCACCAACGACAAATCCTCGGCCAGATACGTCAACGTGCCGCTGCCGGTACCGGCGCCCACACCGTAGACGCGCATCATCGGCTGCGCCCTGTCCACCGTGATGTTCTCCAACGTGCACGCCTCGCCCGCCGCATACGCCAAGCTCAACCGCTTGTCCTGATGCAAGTAGACGTCACCGTCGGAGCCGGCGAGGAACCGGTAGCGTATATGCTGTCCGTCCTCGGTCAGGTACGGGCGAAACTGCATGTCGGGGCCGCCGGCGCTGTTCGCGATGGCGCGCAGGATGTCCGCGCACCGATGATTCGTCACGTTGAAATCCCTGTAGCGCACCTCGACCGGCTTCTGCTCCACGGTCGTCGTCGGCCCCTCGGTCTTCTTCGTGCTGCCGGTCTCATTGCCGGCGCCGTCATACGAATATGTCGTGACGGTCTTCGTCACCGTCTTCTCGACCATATAACTGCCTTTGGGCTTCGTGACCGTCTTCACTTCGGTCACGGTACGGCCCGTACGGATCGTCTTCTGCACGTCACGGGTACGCGTGACGCGCTTACTGTTCTCCCACACCGTGTACTGCTCCTTGACCGTGACCGTCTTCGACGTGACCTTGTCCGTGTGATCCACGACCGTCACCGTGTCGCCCTCCGTCGTGGTCGTCACCCATCCGTCGGACTTATCGACTGTCTTCACGGTCTTCTCGGACGACTCCGTCGCGTCCTCCTCGTCGCCCGCCATTTCGGGCAGCTGATGCGTGCCCTTCTCGCCCAGATACGGCAGGTCGATGGGCAGTTCGCCGCCCGGCTTCACCTCGGTGCATTGACGGATCGTCTCGCACGCCAACGCCCGATACGACAGGTCCACCCACCTAAACTCGTCCGGCGAACTGTTGCCCGCCCCCTTGCCGAAACAGCCCTCGTGCACCAGATAGCGGTCCTCCAGCATGGCGAGCATCGACACGAACGGCACCGACACATCCAACTGGGAGGACTTGCGCACACCCAGCGCGCCGCCCAACACGGGACGGCCCGGCATGTTCACGTCATCCGTCTGCGCATGCCAGAACGCCACAAGCCCACGCTTATACGGCATCAGGGCCGAGGCGCGCGCCGCCGCGTCCACGCCCGGAATCTGCCCCCACGGCAACTCCAAACCAGACACGTCATCAATGCCGAAACCCTTGTCCTTCGTCGTCGAGAACGACGCGTCGGACACGCTCATGCTCCACGTGAACGCCGGCACATCGATCTGCTCGGCCAGCAAACCCGTCATCGTGTCATACAGGAAGAAATTCCAACCGTCACGATACGCCATGCCCCACCTCCTGTCAGGCGGAGGCGCCGATGTCCACCAGCAGGAACCTGCGCCCAGTCCACGTGCCCGAAGGCCCCTCCTGTGAATCGTTGTAATGGAAATTCGGCTTGTTGCCGTACCCGAACCATCCGCCGATCTCCGCAGTATGCGTACCCGCAGGCACCACCGCCACGTAACTCGTCTCATGCGTCGTCCACGACGTGCTGTGCGACACGAAATTCGTCGCCGAATGGTCCAGCACCTGCCCATCCAAATAGAACTGCATCGCCCATTCGCTCACGCTCGTCGCCGTCGGCGCCGACGCGGAGAAGTTGCACTTGTAGCAGAAACGCACCAGACGGTCGGTCGGCACCGTGAACGTGACCTTCTGCTCGCGCACGACCACGCCCTTGTCCGCCGTCCACCCGAACGAACGCCTGTCCCAGTTCTCAGCCAGGACGCCCAACGTGGCGCCGTACGGCAACGCATACGACGCGTCACCCATCATGGTCGCCGCGTTCGTCGCCGTCGCGCCGGCCGGCAACAGCATACGGCAGATTTCCGTCGCGTCCGTCGGGATCGTCGGCTTGACCGGCGACGCAGCCGGCACACCCTGCGTGACGCCCACATGCACCTGATTATCCGCATCAGCCGCATACTCGGGCTTGTTCAACGCCCGAATCCACACAACGTCGATGCGGGGATTCGACGGGTCGCCCGCCGCCACCGCCGTCGTCGCACCGCCGGGCCAGTACGCGAGCATCTTGCCGTCCGATGCGCCACGCGAACACACGGCCACACCGGCGGAAACCTGATACGTCAGATCGGATTTACCCGACACCGCCAAACCGTCCATGATGCCCGTGTTCTGGAAGAAGCCACCGATGATATGGCGATGCGTCAACGGCGTCACACCGTTGCCGTCATCATCACAGGACACGCCAAGAGCCGTAGTCATAAGTCCACCCCTAATCAAAGAAAACCAATAGATAAGGGCCACACCCGACCGGGTGCAGCCCTTTGAGAAAACCAGTGGGTCACATCCATGTATCGCGCATCAACGCGTCCACCCAGCCGTCACCCGACGTACGCAACGTCACCGTCACGCTCCCGTGCGGCGGCACTATGGGGAAACCACGCGACACAAGCGTGCGCGACACATCCAAACCACCCACCTGCGCCGTACGGCTACGGCAGTCCAACACAAGCGGTTCGCCATACACCGGCTGCGAACAACGCAGCCACTGCCCCGTGCCCTCGACCACAAGGTCAACACCGTTCGGCATCGGCCCATTGCACGTGAACACCGGATAGGCAGGCGAGGAGCCCTGATTGGTGAACGTGACCTGATTCGGACGCACGATCTTGCGCCGTGTCAGATACGTCAACGGATACGCCAACCCGGCCGTGCCGCGCAGCATGTCCGTAAGCAACACCGACGGCGAATTGTTCGGCTCGCCCGTCCAGTACGTCTCCAAGCCGCGCTGGTTGTAGGACAGCCCGTTGCCGTCCGCCACATCCAACACGGGCAGCATCTGCCCCGTCTGCGGCGACGTCGCAAGGATTTCAGGCCGGTTGCACACCACCGTGACCACGCCCTGCATCCAATCGGCCTCCCATTCGGCCGGCCCCTCAAGCCGCAGCATGCCCTCGACGAAACAATCATGATCGTCATCCACAAGCCGCAGCCTGACAAGCCGATGCGCGAACCGGCGCACCGAATCCCACAGGCGCAACGTCTCAGCACGGTCGCCACCCAAAGCGCCGACCGTCGCCTGCACCGTACGCGTCGCATAATCGATACACGACTCCGGCACATCATGCACACCATCACCATTGCCGCGTTCAACCGTGCTCACCTTCAGATCAGGCGTCGAATACCATCCATCGATACCCTCCTCAAGGAAGAACAAGCGGGGCGCCGGCCCCGGCTCGCACTCGAAACGAACCGGGGCCGCACCATTCGCCGACAATTCAAGAAACGCGACGCTCACAGCCTCGCCTCCCTCCTCGCATTACGCATCAACGCCGCGCGGTCGATCTGCGCCGCCGCGTGCAAATCCTGATCCGAACGCACAACCTTCGTTTGAAGGTTGAACGTCTGGTTCACGGTCTTGCCACCATCGACATGCACGTTCGCCGCTCCCGAGAACATCGTCCGAACCCTGCCACCCGTCGCGTACGCGCTGCGCGTCAACGACCGGGCCGAATCCAAATACCGATTGTTCGCGTTCGCCAACGCCTTGCTCAGATCGCCGGTACGGTTGAGCACATTCAGGAAATTCGGACCCACCTCACGGTCGATCCTGCTCACAGCGGCCGCACGAATCACATGCTCGTTATTCGACAACATCGCCGGAATAGAATCCGACGTACCGCTGCCAGGGCCATGAATACGACCACCCGTCGCCGCCTTCACCTCGCCCGAGCTGCGCGTCACGATATCCACGTAGCGGGTAGCCAACACGGACCCGTTCGTACTCGCAATCGCGGAGAACACCGCCTGAGCGCCGGAATCATCACCCTGCACACGTGCCCAAGGACGCGCGATCGTCAAACCGTTGAACGCCTGAACCGCCGCAATGGCCGCTCGGGCCATCGCGTTCTCACCCTGCACACGTGCCCAAGGTTTCGCGATCGTCTTGCCATTGAACGAGCTGATGGCACGGATAACGGCCGACGCCAACGTATGCTCACCCTGAACCCTCGCCCAAGGTTCCGCGATCGTACGACCGTCATACGCGGCAATCGCACCGATAGCCGACTTCGCAAGCGAATCCTCGCCAAGGATATGCGCCCACATCTCGGCAAGCGTCTGCCCGCCGAACGCGCGCACCGCGTTGATCTTCGTCTGGGCGTCCGTGTCATCACCCTCGACGCGAATCTTCGCCGGAGGAATCAGCGTGGACGTAATCAACGAAGTGATGCTCGCGATCGTACCCATCAGGGACGGCTGCTCGACCTCGGTTTGCACCGGCTTCTTCACAACCACCGAAGCCCACGTCGCCAACTGCGCGTCAGCCTCACCAAGCGCAATATCAGCCGGAATCGTCTTCACAGCCGACTGATCGTTGATGTACGCGGACATCTTCGCATTCGCCGGATCGGTGTCCGCTTCGAGAACGACCTTCTTGCCGGTGACCTTTTCGATGGCGTACTTGAGCGCGTCCACATCGTTCATGCCCTTCTGGTGGGCTTCGAGGAACGCGTCCTTATACTCGGGGACGGTGTCCAGCGCGGTCTTCAACGCATCGACCTCGCTCTGCCCGCTGACAAGCGCGGAAATGAACGCCTTCCACACCTTGCCATCCATCGAGCCGAGCAGCGCCTGCAACTCCTTGGACACGGACAACGCCTGACCGTCGTCAAGGATGATGCGACCGGTCTTGTCCTCGATGGTCCAACCGTTGACCTCTGCGAGCTTCTTCGTGTACTCGTTGGACTCCGCAAGCAGTTCACCCGTCTTGGGGTCTAGCTTGATACCATCGATGTACTTGAGTGCTTCCTTGTACTGGTCGTCACTCAGGTAGATTTCACCTGTCTTGTCATCGACCGCCCAATCGTTGAGTTCGGCGATCTTGCGAATGGCCGGGTCGATGTTGGCGTCGATTTTGATGCCGCTGCTGTTGCTGACGCGTTCGATGTCGAACTCGAGCGCCGCGATCTTCTCCGGCACGCCATCCGTGTCGGCGTCGATCTTGACTTTCTTGCTGTTGATCTCATCGATGGCCGCCTTGAGCGCATCGACGTCGCTCTTGCCTTCCTCATGCGCCTTGATGAACGCATCACGCGCCTCGGGAGTGCTTTCCAGCGCCTCCTTCAATGCATCGACGTCGCTCTTGCCTTCGGCGCGCGCCTGAACATACGCCCACCATGTGTTGGCGGACAATCCACGCAGAAGCGATTCAGCGTCGGACAACACCGTGACCGCTTGATCGCCGTTCGCATTCAACGTGATTTCATGCTTGCCATCGGACAACTCTTTGAGCATATTGCTCAACTGTTCAACGCTTAGCGTTCCTTCAGCCACGGCCTTCAACAGGAACTCGCGGGTCTGGTCACGTGAACCATCGGGGAACAACACCTGCATCGCCTCAATGAGGCTCACCATCTGCGACTGCTGTTCAAGGCCCTGTAGCTCGATTCTGGTCTTAATGGACTCAGGCGTGCCAAGCAATGTGTCCACATACGCGGACACATCCTCCTCGGCGACACCGGCCTGACGTGCGGTTTCCTCAAGGTTCTTGCGCAGTTCGGAATACTTGCCGTTGACCGTATCCCAACTGTCCCCACGAGCCACCATCGCATCAATGTACGCGTTCGCGTTCGAAGCAAGTGCGCTCATGGCGTCCGCGGCACTCCGCCCGGATTCGGTCGTCAGGTCGAATCCTTCCGCCATGTTCTTCCACGAACTATTGCCTTGTTCGACCTCCGCACGCACCTGTTCCAGCATGGAAGGCATCTGGTCAAGCGTGCTGTAGTAGCTGCTGCCGGCAGCCTGCGCTTTCGTCCAAGCGGAACGCTGATCACTCAGCATCTGCGACACCTTCGACGTCGCCGCAGCATACGTCTGCATACGTTCCTCGGCAGTCACCAAGCCGGCGCTGATCGACTGTGTTGACTGGCCCTGCTCGTCCAACTGGTCCACGTATTCAGCGGTCTTCCCCACTAAAACGGCTTTGACCTTGAGCTCGTCAAGCATGGCCTTCCGCAAGTCGTTCATCTTGTCGAGCACAGTGCTGGCGGCGTCCGACTGCTCCTTGTAGGATTCGGCCACGTCTCCAGACGATTCAAGATACTTACGCATGTTCGTATTGCTGATGTCCGAGAGCTGGCGCCCATATTTCTCGAACTCGTCGCGGCCGGCACCAGTAGCTTTCGACACGTCATCCACACTCATGCCGATCTTGTCGAGCGCGTCATTGATCGTATCGAAATCAGTTCTTGCCGGGTTGATATTGTCCCAGAAGCTACGCTGTTGAGAGAACGCCTCCTTCGTCTTGACCGCGAAGTTATCCATCCGGTTCGCCAATTCGTCGAGACTGCTCGCCGCTGGCGCCAAGGTGCCCGGTGTGGCACGCATCGCCTCGTTGAAACCGTCCTGCACGCTATTGAGATCACTCACGTGCTGCGAATAGCTGGAGATGGCAGTCATGATCGCACCGCCGCCGATGACCGCCGCTGCGGTACCCACCAGTCCAGGCACACCACCGAACGCGCCGAGCACCGCACTACCGACGTTCTTCAAACCACCGACAAGACCACCGGCCTTACCGGTCGCCTTCCCCATGTTCGACGCCATCTCAGCCGCATTCGAACCAGTCTGCGAAAGCACTCCGGCAATGTTGCCGTTACGCATGGCAATCTGTGCTTGGACGAGCTGCCCGAAACTAAGACCGGCCTCCCCGGCGCTCAACCCGAGCTCAGCCAACGTACCGCGATACTGGAGCGTGTTCTGAATGTTCTCCAACATGCCTTGTTTGATCGACGAGAACGCCTGCATGCCGGAACGGCCGAACGTCATCCACAAGCCGGCAGCACCCTTGACGGCATCAGGCAATGCGTTGAACGCCTTCGCCACGCTCTCGGTTGCTTTCGCGACCTGTTCGATCATCGGCGCCGCAGCCTTCAACGTGGAAGCGAACGTGCCGCCGAACGTGCTGGACAATTCACCGGCCATGCTCACCAACTGGGAAAACATGGGCGAGGCGTCCTTCAACGCGCCGCTGATGGACGAGAACCCGTCCTTGACACCATCCGCGAATTTGCTAATCGACGGGGAGACACGCGACAACAGTCCGGTCAGGTCGCCGAACACGTTGCCGGTCAGTTCACCAAACGATGCCATCACGTTCGCCACATCATTACGCATGATGTTCGCCGCGTCACCGATCTGCCCGAACGCATCCCGCATGCCATGCTGCGCCTCCTGAGCGCCACGCACCCAAGCGTTCATCGTGTCCTGGAAACTGATGGAATTGACCGCGTCTTCAGCCTTCTTCAAGGTCGCCGCGAACTGTTCGAGACCATTCTGGTTCTGCACCAACGGCTCGAACACGCCCTGTAGCACGCCCTTCAACGCGAAGAACGAATCCGCCAGATAGCCGGCCTGTTCCTTGACCTTCGCCATGGCGCTGTCCACCGTGGACGTATCGGCCTGCACGGTACGCGCCCACGTCGAGAACCATTCCATATTCCGGCTGATCCAGTTCGAGAACTGCGACAGATACATGCCGCCCGCATCGGACAAGTCAAGGAACGCGCGAACCACGCTCTCAACACCCGGCACAAGCAGTTTGATGGAATCATTCACATGCGTGAACACACGGCCGACCTGACCGACCTGGTTCGACGCGGACACCATGTCCAGCATGCCGGTGAACACGTCGGCCTCAAGAGACGCCAACTTCTGCATCTGCGGGCCGACCACGTTCCCGACCTGATTCGCGAAGTCCTTGAACGCGGGCGCTGCCTTGCCGTAGAACGTGTCCTGAAGCTTCTCGCCCAACCCTTCCAGCGCCGTGCCGGCAAGGTTGATGTTCTCGGTCCACGCCGCACCATTCTCGCCGATAATCATACGCAGCGAGGAGTACGCCAAACCCATGCCAGTCAACGCGGCAGGCGCAGCATACGCGGCCTTGCTCATCGTGACGATGCTCTTGCCCAACCCGCCGACGGTACCGGCCAGATTGATCGCACCCGCACCGATATCGGACAGGACCGCTCCGACAAGCGCGACCCTGGGCACCACCTTGTCCAACGAATCAAACAAGTTCACCAAGCTACGGAACTGGTTCATCACACCATTCAGCCCCGTCGCACCAGCGGTCATGCCACCGAGAATCTTCCCCAAATCCGTGCCGTGGAACTTCGCGAAGATGTCCACCGTGCGCGGACGCGTGAAATACGCCAAGTGGGCGCGAGCCAACGCGGTCTCCAAATCCACGTCCATGCTCAGCGTCTGGTAGTCGTCCTGCAAGTCACGCAGCTTACGGCGCGCGTTCGTCTCGTCGATGTCCACGTTGGACTTGACTTCCCAATCCAGTTCCGGATTCTTGCGAATCTGCTCGATCAGGCGCTTGCGTTCCGCTATCGCGTTCTCGTAATCCACCTTCAAATCGACGGGAATGTTCACGCGCTTGTGCTCAAGCTCGTTGAGCTCACGCTCAAGCTTCTCAAGGGCCATCTGCTGCGCGTTGACACGCACCTCGACCTGAACGTCACGCTGCAACCGCTCCAGATCGGCGCGCAACGTGCCGCTGTCCAGCTCAGCCTTGAACTTGATGGTGTGCTCGGGACTGTTGCGCACCGCCAACAGCTGCCTCTGCAATTCGGCGACACGCTTCGTTATCGCATCCAAGTCCTTGATATGCGACTTTGTGTCAGCGAACTGCAAGCGGCCCAACGTGCGGCGCAACGCATCCACGTTGCCTTCGGTCGCCATCAGCGACTTCGACAGTTCACGCTGTCGCGCGTTATGCTCCCGCACCTGCTGGGACGCCTTGCGGAACGCGGCGCCGTTATCCCCAAGGTCACGTTCCAGACGGCGCATGCTCAGCCCGTTGCGGTCGATAAGCGCATCGTTCGTACGCATGACACGATTAAGCTTGTCTACGTCGGCGATCTCCGCACGCACGGCGGCCGCCGTGTCCTTGACGATTCTGCTCTGTTCACTGATGCGCTCATTGACCTTGGCGACCTCGGCGGCGTTGCGTTCAAGGAAACGGGTCTGCTGCCGCGTCATCTTCGCGGCTTCGCTTTCCTGCTTGCGAATCTCCTTGCCCAACGCCGAATATTCGGCGCGGAGACGCTTGACCTCCGCGCTTTCCCTACGGTAGTCGTCGCTGTTGCGTTTGAACGAGCTGCGGCGCGCCATCGCCGCATCCCGCGCCTCGCCGAGCTGCTTCTGCGCTTCGATGTTCTTGGCGAGTTCACTTCGAAGCTGCGCAAGATCGTCGCGGTACTTCGCCATGTGGTTCCACTTGTCGGTCCACAACGAGCCGCGCGCATCCTCAAGTTCACGAAGCTGCTTGATCTGCTTAGTGTGTTCACGGGTCGCGTCGGTGCCCATGCTCTTGAGCGCGTCAGCGTAGTTCCTGCGCATCGTGTTGAAGGAGTCGGCGACCTTCTTGTCGAAATCGTCGGTAGCAGCCGTCAGGTCGATGTCAGCAAGCGACGCCATCTCAGCCAGCTGACGATGCACCTTGTCGAACGCGCTCGTGTTGATACGCGCATCGAACTCGATGGTGCCGCCCGAACGCTGCAACCGTTCCAGCTTGGAACGCACCCCGGCCAAATCAACGTCAGCATCCAAGTCGATGCGATGGTCGTCGAGCCGTTCCAGCATGGCCTTCACCTTGCGGTAGAAACCGCTCGTGTCCGGTTCGACGTCGATGTAGACGGTACCCGCCTTGACCCCAGCAGCCATGTGCAGCCCCCTTTTTGCCGTTACAGAACATGTGTCAGCACCTACGGCCGGACTCGAACCGGCACACCGCATACGCGCGGCGCCTACCAATTGGCTCACATAGGCGACCCCGCACCAAGACGGGGGTGATGTCAGCCCATGCCGAACAGTTGGGCCGTCATCATGAAATCGTCCAATCCGACCTCGCCACGAGGCAGCTCGGACGGTTCCTTATAGGAGGGGTAATGCACCGGAGCCGGGTCGGTCTTGCCATCACCCGCCTGAGCGAGGCTCCACGCCTCGACGAGGTTGCGCACATCGGTGAGCAGCATCGTCTTCGCATCCCAGCCGAGCCACGGCAACACCACCGGCTTCTTCGCATCCGACCCCTCGTCGTCGGTGTCGCTTTCCGACAGCAGGCGTGCACGGTACAGACTGTCCGGCATCATGCACAGCCCCTCGATAAGCCGGGTCAAACGCAGCACGTTCAACCCGGACGGGTCGGTCACGTCCAACCCGTAGAACCGTTGGAAATCAGCGGTCAGTTCTGTTTCGTACCCGTCGAAGACGCCTTCGACGCCGACGCTTTTCCCAACTGGTCCGCATAATACGCAACCACGTTCAGGAACGCGAGGAACATGATGTCGGGGTCCATGCCCGTCGTCCACGCATCCACGCCGGCCGGGTCAGGCACAATGGACTTGAGGAAGCCCAGCATACGCCCGACCGTCTCGTTGCGTTCCTTCACCATGCTCACGGCCGTCTGCGCCGTACCGGCATCCGCGTCAAGCCGCCTGCGTTCCTGAGCGGACCAGACCGCGAGCAGTTCCGTACGCGCCTCGTTGAACGCGCACGCATCAGCGAACGTGAACTCGCGCGCCGGCTTCGGCTCCGGCAACCCCGTCAGGACCGATGTGCCCTCTACGAGCGCTTCCCACGTTTCGGGGATGTGGACCTCTTCTTTTTCCTCGGTGTTCTCGACCTGCACGCCATTATCGGTCGCCATATTTTCCTCTCCCGCCTTGAATACCAATGAACAATCCCCCGCTTACAAAAGGGTTCCCCTCGTGCCTCGCGGGAGAGAAGACACAAGGGGAAGCATCAATCAGGCCGTCGGCATCACGAAGTGCAGCGGCTTCTTGTTGTCGCCCGGGTCCTCGATCTGCGCGATCAGGCCCTGCTCGACGAAGTCGTCGCGCGACAGCGTCGGACCGCCGTCAGGGGTGATGGACGTGCGGCGCATCTCGACGAGCCACTTCGCCGGGTCCGTATCGTCCGGCGTCTCCTGGGCGACGAGCACCAGCGCGAGAATCTTCGGGTTCGCGGCGATGTCCACCTCGACGCCGCCATCAGCGCTGACGGTGCCGTTGTAGACCAGCTGCAACGTCTCCTTGTCGATCTGCAACGCCTTGACGCTCAACTGCGCGGACGCGTCGCCGTACGTGGTACGGAAGTTCTTCTTGATCCACGTGTCGGACGAGTTCGCGTCACCCGGGTTGATGGTCAGTTCGGCCATGTTGTTCGCCGACGTGTGGCCGAGGTTCTTCCACGTCGCCGGATTGGCGCCCGTGCCGACGGTCACCTCGTCGGCGGTGATCTTGAACGCCTCCAACGGATTGTCCGGCAGCGCGGTGCCGACCGGAGCGTAGAAGATCGTGCCGTACGTGCTCTTGTGCACAGACTTGTCATTGATCGCCATAGTTTTGTGTCCTTTCAAACACGAAAGGCCACCCCGCACGATGACGGAATGGCCTTGGAAATATGAGAAAACCGCACGCCAAAACGGCAATGCGGGAATGAAATAGAAAGCGCGGGGACGCTATGAGGCGTTGTCGCGGACAACGAACTCGCACACCGACGCGGTCGAATACTGCTTGAGTCTCTTCGACGTGGCCTGTTTGCCACCGGCCGCCTTCGCGAACGACGGCGGCGTGCGAATCTGCACCACACGGCCCGCATCCGTCGCCCCCATGAACGGCCAGCACATGACCAGCTGCCGCACATAGGATGCAAGACGGAACGCCCTATCGGCGTCCACGGATTCGACGAGCACGCTCATGGACACATCCCAAAACGCGCCCTGATGATTCCGCGAGGCGAACGCGGGCGGTTCCACATGGAAGACGACCACGTCGGTCGCCTGCGCGTATGCGTCCACGTCCACGTCGATCTCGTTGAACACGAGCACCTTCGGCAACCCGTCAGACACCGACAACACGCTCGGACTGTCATCCGGCTCGCCGGCCCAACGGCTCTCCAGCTTGGCGCACGTACGGAACTCCTCGCCAACCGACCCTTCCGGCGGCTGTGCGAAGCCCTGCTCGAACAGGGACATGACCAGGCTTTCCGCATCCAACTGCGGACGCAGCTCAGGCCACACGTTCAGATCAATGGAGCCCACCATTGCGGTCAGCCTCCCCTCGCCGCACGCTGCATCACATGATGCCCCTCAACGAACCGTCCAGCCTGCTCGTTGAACGCCCCGAACTCGTGCGCCAACGTCACGTCGGAGCCGTCACGGCCGATGACCGTCATACCGACCGTCGTATCGATACCGTGATACTTGATGCCCCATTCGATACGGTTCGCGACGGAATGACCCGGGTTACGTCCGACGGCGGCGGCATCGGCAAGGGCCTTCGCCCTCGCCAACACCCGCTTGCCTTCAGCGCGTGTCAACGCCGGACCGAACTCCTCCGCGATCCTCGTACTCAGGTGCCTATCGAGTCGGATTCGTACCATGCCGTCGCCTCCCCGTTCTCGCCCCACACCGGCGCGTCCTCCGCGGGAAGCTTCGGCTCCAACCGGTATTCTTCGGGAATCTGCCACAATTCGGCCGCACGACGCACACGAATCTCCCAATGATGCGTCCTGCCATGCCGACGATGCTCGGGAGCGCCGTCCACGTCGTACAAGTCACCATGAATCCACACGAACGAATGGATGTCACCATGCCATTCACGGCATTGGATTTGAGCGACCGTGACCTCGCGCAAACCACCGGACGACTGCGGACTCTTGTCCTCACTGCCCGAAATCGAGAACATGCCCGCCTGCTGCTCGCGCCCCTCAAGGGAACACCAACAGTAGAAACTCTCCCCGAACTCATAGGTCACGCCATGCGCAGACCGGTGAACCGTGACAAGCTGCACAATGATCTTCGACGAATACAACAAATCCGTCGGCTTGGAAAACGGCTCCTTGTCAAACGAAGATTCCGCCTGTTCAGGCAACGAATCAAACGAAGACGATATGGAGCCGTCATCACCCTTCAACACATCATCGAACAGGAACACCATGGTTCACCGCCCGTACGCGCGGTCAAGGCCAAGCATCGCCGTGCCGAACGGCGCGGAATCCTCACTCATACCGGTGAGCAGGGCCCGCTCCTTCTTCGTCACATGCAAGTCGGGACTGACCTCCCAACCCGGCTGCGACATGTCCATGACCTGATCGGTGCGCGTGTACGCGCCATTCGATTCGCTCTTGCGCATCGACCAACGCGCCACACGCAACACCATCGAACAGATCACATAGATGAACGTCATCTCACTCAACGCTCCGGAATCCAACCGGTAACGGGCCGTGGGGCATTCAGCGAACGCGATCTCACACGCCGTCAGGCAATGCGGAATCGTCCACTTCTCGTCATCCAGACGATGAGCGAACGCTTCAGACGTGTTCCCACCATAGATGACCATGTATCTCATCCACTCGATTTCGGAAACATCAACCGCCATCGCACACCACCCCCAAAGGTCAGAGCACGTTCGCCTTGAGAGTGGAGACCGCCTGCTTGAGGATCGGCATGTACGAGCCATTCACCCACACATCGTAACGGGTCGGCGCGGACTCGCTCAGGACCAGACCAATCATGCCGCTGTTATCGGCACGGTTGATGCCATATTCAGGGTCAACGGCCTCAACGGTCGGACCAGCCGCGGTGAAACCAAGCGTCATGTCGTAGAAGCTGGAGAACATCAGGAATGTCTCAGCAGGAATCAGGGAGCTTACGTCGACCGGCAGAGAGATCCCATTATCGCGTTCCAGCTGCGTGTACAACAGGTCAATCTCCTGCACGTCGGTCAAATTGACATAGGAAGCAAGCACCTGCTTGACCTCGGCCGGGGAGATGAATGACGGGCTGTTTGCTGCGCTCTGACGGGTGAACGCGGTGATGACCTCCTCGTTCGTGGCCAACGCTTCGATGACCGCGCTCGTGGTGAGCACCGCGGACGGGGTGCGCCCGTGGTTGTCGGCCATCAGGTTCACCCACTTCTTGATGTCCTTCAACGGGGTGGCGCCAGCAGCATTCCACTTCTTCGTCGGCGTGACATTGTGCAAGGCGGCAGGACGTTCGAAATCGTAGGTGGCGTCCACGCCGTTCTCCTTGAGGACTATCTTCGCGTCCACCATCGCCGCGATACGCGCCAACTCCACCTTGATTGCGGCCTCACGCCCCAACTGGTCGAACTGTTCCGACAGCTTGGTGCGAAGGAACTCGGTGTCACCGGAACGCCCCACGAGGTCACGTTCGGAAATATGCGCCTTCTCCGACATCGGCAGCAGACCCGCGTACCTATCAGCGTTCTGCTCGACGGTCTTCAGGTATCCCGCTTCCGCATCCCATGCACGGTATTTCATCGCGTTGATAGCTGGCGTAGGGATATACGGGGTCCAACGCACCGTCTTCTCACCATTGTTCGAAGTGACCGGCAGGACGCGAGAGAACGGCAGCTTCGCATCCAACGTCGTGAACGCCTCATCGACAATGCCAGACGATGTGGAAGGGCTGAGAATGGTCTTCTCAACAGTAGCCATAGGTTAATTCCTTTCAAATATGCGAAAACCCGCCACGATGGGCGGGTTTCCAAAACTCAATGCCTGTAATCGCTTGCTCACGCACTAGGATTCGCGGCAGCGGCAACCGTGTTGAGCAGACGTTTCGTAGTGCCGGTATCCGGATCAACGGACACAAAATCACCATCCCACGCAACCGTGTCAGCCGGAATGACCGGCAGGTTCGCGACAATCACATTGCCACGGAAACGCATACCAACCACTTCACTGTCTTCGATCTCCCAACCACCGACGGTCACGTTCACCTTGATCTGCGATTCCAACAGGCCAGCGACACGCTCCTGGCGCCCATCGGTCGCAGACGAATCATATGGCCCATACAGGCCCTTCGACGTACCGGACGTAATCAAAGCGAGCGGAACACCGGACTTGATGTACACTTCGGTGGCCGAATCGTTCAGACCCGTCAGGTACTTCTCCTTATTAGCCTTCGATGCGCCGGAGAACGTGGCAAGGTCGAGTGTGACGCTCACCGTGCCGGGCAGCTGTTCGCCGTAACGCCACGTCTGGTCGTCAACGACAGTGCGCACACCAGTGCTGTGAATCATGTTCACCATGAAAAACTATCCTTTCAAAAACTTGTGTTGATTATTTGACAGACGAAGCACCCCTATTGGCGCGTTCAAGACGCTGTTCAGCGAACTTTCGGGCGATCTTGCGACCATCCTCTTCAGATTCTGCGGCACCCTTAAAACGTCCACCGCCACGCATGTTCGCCTGAAGGCCAGCACGAATATCCGCCATCGAAGAAACACCCTCCGCTGGCTTATCCCCCTCGGGATTCTTCTCTTCGGCAGCCTTGTTCTCATCGTGGTTGTCAGGCTTCGGCTCAGGTACAAGCCCCGCGAATGCGGCCGCCCATTCGGCGACCCCATCTGGCGTATCCGCCGAGCAGAGTTTTTCGAACATCTCGTCGGTGATCTGCGGGTGCTCACGCTGCGCGCTCATACGAGCGATCGTCAAGTTGGCCTCCGCCAGTTGCGCGTTGAGGTTGTCAACGGCTTTCGCGGCTTTCTTGAAGTCGTTCTCGTTCTTGCGGCTCATGCGCTTCCAATGGTCGAGGTCGGATTCCTCGGTGTCCTCGGAGTCCTGTTCGACCTTGTCGGTGTCGGGCTTCGTTTCCTGCTTGGACGGTTCGACGTTCGTCGTCGTGTCCTTGATGTCGTCCATTCCGTCCTTTGCGGCCTCGGTGGTTTCATCGATGTTGGTTTCGTTCGCCATGTTCAATCCTTTCGATTGGGGCGTCAATGTGGTTATAGGTCGGGCCATTCGTTGCGAAGGGCCTCGATATATGTTCGGTAAAAGTTCCTTGACTGCACCATCGCCGCCTTGCGTGTGCGTTTGAACACGCGGGTACGTCCGTCCACCGTCCGTTTGACGCTTTCGGCGCCGTCGTCCAGCAGTTCCCGGTACATGCCCTCGTAGGCGCGATAGTTGCTGATGATGCGTTTCGCCTGCTCCCGCGTGGTCTTGCGGTCAGGCGGCGTCCAGTTGCTCACCGTGCGTCCGTCCTTGCGGGCGTCGGCCGCCAACACGGGGCCGAGCTCGCCGTTCGTCTGCACCTGAAGCCGGATGTTCTTCAGATCGGCGGCGCTAGTGCTGCCCGCCAACTCGTAGTAGCGTTCCAAATCCTTCTCGGTGATGTCCTTGCCGACATCGTTCACGGTCGTGATCGGCGCGACGCCACACTTGCAATTCGAATGCAACGGCATCAGCGAACGCGTACTGTACACGCGCGTCGACGCCACCGCGCACAAACCGCACGTACCGGTCTTTGACAGCTCGGGATGGATGACGCGACGGTACTGCGTCACGCCCTTCGAGGAGAACCGGCCCAACGCAAGCCGATGCGCGGTCATCTGCGCATCCGTGTTCGCGATATCCTCAAGCCGATCCAACGATGCGCGCAGCCACCCCGTCACCGTGGACAGGTCCGCCCCCTCAAGCGCATCCCACGAATCAGGGCGCAGCGAAGGCGACTGCACCGCCAGACCACGGTATGCTTCCACAGGGCGCAACATGACATCCAACGGCGTCGTACCCTGACGGGGAGCGACGTACGACGTGTCAAACGCGCCACCTGCGTCCACACCGGCCATGCCAAGCATCGCATCCGCATAGCTCACCCCAAGACGGCCGACCGCCTCAAGGAACGCCATCTCGAAGCGCGCAGCCTGTGAGGCCGCACCCAACGTGACGGCATCATTCCACCAATCGGCAGGTGTGAGCGTCTTCCATACGTTCCACACCTGTCGAACATATGTTTGGATCAACTCGGCACGCTGCTGCGCGAATGTGTTAACCGCCTGCAACACACGATCAGCCGTCGACGTCGCCACCGGTATCACCATCCACATCGACCAGCGCCTTCACACCATCCCCGGAATCATCCACACGAGCGAACCCGCCAGTATCCTCCGACACCCATTCGGCGGCATCGGTAGCGGCCGTAGCGGTGGTGAGCGCATTCTGGTATGTCGAATCGGTCATGTCTTGCATTGCCTCACTAATCTCCGTTTCTGTCATATGCAGGAAACGACGCATGATTAGTTTGACCGGCAGCACATCCTTCACATAGTTCACCGCTTGCGCCATGTTCAAGTCACTGTCCGTCGCTATCGGCGCCCACACCGTCTCAAACTCATCATCGGCAGCCTGAGTATTACCAGCCGCGACCATCGCTATGCGCAGGACCCGTACGAACGCGTCATTGGCGCGCGCGTTCAAGTCATCGACCTTAGACAATAGACTTTCACGCTTCAACGATGCACCCTCAGCACTTCCAGCCACATCAGGACTGAGAATATCCAACGGGGTACCAGTAGCAGCGGCCAACTGTTTGACGTCATGCGCGGACGCTGTGCACCACTGTGTGATGTCCGTGACCTGCGACTCCCAAATATCGGTGTCTTCAGGCAGCATCCACAACGCGGCAGGCCCCATCGCATACAGGTCACTAAAATCGATCTGGTCACCGGCGTGTGCCATACCGGCTACAACCTGAGGATCGTTCTCCGAATACACGACGCGTTTCATGCCTTTGATGGCCCGCTGCCGGAACGCCTGCATCGTCTGTATGCAGAACCGGTCGAACTTCTGTTGATCTAGCGCACTCAACGCGGGAATGTGCGGCTCGAACTGCCCCATGCCAGTACCGGAGCCAAGACGAATCAGCGGGAGATACCCGCACTCAGTGGCATACGGAAGCGTTTCTCGCCCTGCCAGCCAAGTGAATCCCTGATTGAACTCAGGCTGTTGCGAATCAGGATTGTTGCAAAAATCGTAGATGCCATCAGTATCAGATTCATCAAGCAACGTGCGAGTATCCGATTGGCGGGAAGCAGACCGACAGTAAACGTTCGTGACCACACCGTTCTTATCCCGTTCACACCTGAACAAACCAATGCGTTCAACTTGGTTCATACTATCGTACGAATAACAGACAGCAACCTCGTCGTCCTCACTCACATAAGTGTTCCACGGTGTAAGCACACTGATTTGCGGGGTGTCACCAATCAAATCAACCAGAAGATACCCCGACCCATATAGAGCAACATCATGGAACACCTGACGCGACTTCAAGTCCATACGATTGCGGCGCCATGTCGTGTCAGCTTCGACACTACGCGACACACGGTCCGACACCTGCCGGAAACCAACCGGCTTCTGACGGCTCGCCACATTATCCGTGATAATACGCGCATAGTTCACGGTTCCCAATTCCAAGAACCGCTTGTAAATCGCAAACGACTTCTGATCGGTACCAGAAGGAATCGCATTCGTTGGGACCAGTTCGCGCCCATCATAGAACGTACGCAACTTGCACAGCACCGGCATACGCGCAGCAAGCTTATCCGCCAGCACGCTCAGCCAATACGCATCCTCGTCCTCATCGGAAGCGTTGGCGATCAGATTATTGAACTCAACCAATGCGCACCCCCTAATACACGCGGAACGGAATGAACTGTTCCACTTCCTTTTCCTTCACGCCGTCGGTCAGATACCGGTTGCGCGCCGTATACGCGAGCAGGCCGGCCATCATCGCATCAATCTTCTCAGGACTGTTCGGCGTCTCCTTGAACACGAGATAACCAAACGCGCGTTCACGACGCCGCGCGTTACGGAAATGCGCCACCAAACGCGGGTCGGCCAACAAGGCTACCGACTCCAACCTCGGCTCGGCATGACGCGGCACATCCTCAAGCTCATACTGGAAGTTCGCAGCCATCGTCACCAACGCCTGATACACGTCACGCTGCCACGCATTCGTCCAATACCGAATCTTGCCGCTATTACGGTTACGCGGCCCCACCATGAGACGATCATCGAAATCGAGTTCCCACTGCGCCACCATGCTCTCCCACGGATTCACATCAGCGAAGAACGCGACCACATTGTAATGGTCCATCATGAACCGCACCATGCCATCAAACGCATCACGATCCACACGCCACTCAGCCGCACGAGCATCATCAGGCTTCGACTCCAGCTTGATAAGGAACAGCAAACCATCACGCACACGGCAACCAACAAGAGCCGTGGAATCATCACTGATGGACCCATCGAACCCGAGCGTGATCGGCTCGTCCTTGCCAATCACGTTCTTCCAAGCATCCATCATCTGCCGCTTGTCACCCGTACGATACAAGTCACGACCCACAAGATGATTCTGAATCTGCGACTCAGGAAGCCATGCATCCATGGCACTCGTCAACGAGTTCAAATAGAAGCGGATAGCCTCGGACGGGTCGGACCCCGCATTGAGCACATAGTTCTTAGGACGCTCCAACGGCATCCACCCATACTTAGACGGGCCCGGCTCCACGCCGGGAGACGCCAACGAATAGCCTTCATCATCCTTGCCTGTCTTCGGATTCACGCGAGTGACCCGCCCATCAGGAAGCATGAGATGATCGTACCCGTCCTCGGACTTGGCGACCGACCCATGCGACTCCATCAACGCGTGCATGAGCTTCTTCTCGTGACCCAATTCCTCAACCGGCAGCACCGCATAACGATGGTCGAACAACGTGCGCTGATCGTGCTTCGTCTTACCCTCGGCAACACTCCATGCGGTACGGTACGTGTCCTCAGCCAACGAGTTCAAACCAGGCTGATACATCGTCGTCGTCTGCAACGACCACGGCTCGTCAGCGCCACGCTTCGTAAGGTTACGCAGCAACGTCAACGCCATGCTCTTCGCACGGCCAACAAACAAATGGGATTCATCCAACACAAGGAACGTCTGCAAACCACCATCACGGGACGCGGCGCCACTCGTGGCAGGTTTGATCTCACCACCGCCGCACTCCTCGGGAATGAGGATACGCGTCTGCCCCACATCCAAACCGACACCACGCAACTGCGCCAACGGGCCATGCATGCAATTGTGGTAGACCACGTCATACACGTTGCCGGTCTGGTCCTCACTGTTCGCCGCCAACGCGACACGCGACCCCTGAATCAAACGACCAACCGGCTCACCCTTCACATAATGGTACGTGCGGCCAAGAAACTCATACGTCTCACCCTCCTCGGCCCAATGATCGAAACGACACGGAGCCAACGACTCGAACAACACGATCAACGCAGCCAAACCGCTCTTGTTACTGCCCTTCGGCCGCGACAGAAACACACGGTCGAACAGACGACGACCCGACTTATCCAACGCATAACAGTTGACCATGAACTCCGCATACTCAGGAGTAAACACCATCGGCTCATTCTCAGCAGGCGGAGAACCAACCACACAGAACGTCTCAATCCACCAGACAGCAAAGAAACCCATGCTACGGCGCTTCTGCTCCAACGTGACCTTGGGGATGATGTCATGCACCACACACCACCCCCAACCACCTACTCACCCAGAATCGAATTACGCAACCCACTCATACGTTCAGCACTCACATCATTCACCACAGCGCCACCACCAGCAGCCATCTGATTCGGATCGGGCGCATCCCACTTCAACGCATGGCGCGCCATCGGCGTAATACCAAACGCGTTCTCCCGCGCACGAATCTCGGCAGCCATCTGCGCACCCGGACGCCGATAGAAACAATCCTTCAAAAACACCAAATCCAACACTGACTGCCAATCCAAATCAGTGCCCATCTTCAACGCCTGCGGACTACGACGAAACTCCTCGTAATACTCAATCGAGTTCGCCAACCACTCCTTACCATCAGGACGCAACGCCGGCATCTCAGGGCCACGCACCAAACCATCCCATTTAAGCGTCTCGCCGTTTACCCGCGATGCGCGCCTTCCTTGCCCTGCCATTCGCGTTCCTCGCTTCCCAACGAGCCTTGCACGCAACATGCAACGGCACACGATTCTCCAACACCGGCTTCCCACCAGCCTCCAACGGCAACAACCAACCCGACGCGCACGGACCACCAGCATCAATCCGCTCGTAACACTCCAAACACACGCCATCCGACGCGGCCAACACATCCGCATTCGAAAACACCAACGTCACCGGATCAGGCTCCACAAGCTCAGGCTTGAACACATCCTCAGCAGTAATCACCTTGTTCAACCCACGACGAGGCGCCTTGCCGCGCTTGCGCGCACGCTCATAGCGTTTCCGGCATGTTGCGCCGCAGAAATCCTTCGACTGGCTCCCCACATCGAAGTAGGCGCCACACATGAAGCACAGCTTCTTCCTCTGCACCGGTCTCACAATACGACCGTGATAACGCACCATGTCATAATGACGACGACACAAGCCACGAGCACACTCGGCACGAGCGCACCCCTCCACCGAGCACGTCACTTGAACGCGGGATGATCATAGAATGCCTCATTCCTCCTCCGCTCGGCAGCACGACGCTTACCACGCGTGCTCTCCACCTGCGTCTTCACATTATGATGCTCATGACACAACGACCACAAACGACTCAACCGGTCATCATCACGCACCATGTTCTGGCTCATATGATCGACCTCATTCGCCGGACGGCCACAAATCCCCGCCGGAAACCCATCCGCATCAGTCACCGGCCACTGGCAGCGATACCCGTCACGCTCCAACACCTTCAAGCGGACCTTGGCCCAACCCCTGTTGAACCGCTTCTTACGATCACTCGAAGACCACGGCATGAAGCATCACCTACCCCATCAGACCCATACGTTCCTCATATTCACCAAACTGACGTTCAGGTACAAACAGTCCCTCCGTGCGACGTGTACGGTTGGATTGCGCCGCCATCGTCGTCAAACATTCACGTTGCGCCACTGGCACACAATGCGGCGGACACGTATATTCACTGACAACTGTCAGCACGGGCGTGGAATCGAGCCATGAGTGGAACGCATTAAAATCAAAACCACCATACGCCGTGCAGCGCGTATCCAAATACGGTGGATCGACGTAGACAACCGCATCGTCAGGCAGCTCGACATCACGGTAATCCAAGCAGGACCCTTCCAGCCCTTGCAGCCCTTCCAGCCTTTCCAGCCCTTCCAGCCCTTGCAGCCTTTCCAGCCTTTCCAGCCCTTCCAGCCCTTGCAGCCTTTGCAGTTCACACAATCGGCCCGGCATCACCCCATTGGCCGACACGTACGCGCGCAACGCACGACAGAACTCCAGCCAATACGTACGACGCTCACGCAACGTCGGCGCGGACAACATACGCGAAGCAGCAACCTTCACAGGCTCCTTCTCACGCGACCACAAGTAGTCCGTACGGTTATTACCGAACGAATACAACAACGGCACCAACGGGTCAACGTCCTTCAACTCATGGAACTGCTCACGATCCGGCACAAACGAATAACCAGCGTACTCACCACGCACGGCACGCATGAACACATCCGGCATGCCATTGACATCGTTCATGACGATACGATCCCATTTACCCGATAGAAGCGCAGCATGAGACACGGCGCCACCACCACACATGATGTCCACCAACACGGGCGCAGAAGGAAGATTCCTTACAACCCAGTCGGCAATACGAGACTTAGACCCCTGATATGGGAGACCATACCTCATACAGCGTCACCCCCAACACAGCACAAGCGGAACGAGTAGGATTCGAACCTACGGAACCAATGAGATTCACACGTTTTCAAAACGCGCGCCTTAAACCACTCAGCCACCGTTCCAAAGCGGGGCGTCCCAGGAAGAACCGAAAACACAGAACACCCCTGATTATAAGAACCCGACCGTGAGAAGAGAGAAGGGAACTATGGAGAACTTCTCAACAGTCGGGCCAGTGCCCCCAGCGGGACTCGAACCCGCACTACAACGATTTTGAGTCGTTTGCCTCTACCAATTGGGCTACAAGGGCATCACACGAACCCGAATCGAACGCCTGCGCGAACGCGATCACCGCCTCGCGCAGACGCCGCTTCGTTTCATCGGCATCAACCATGACGCACACAGCACCCGACCTCGTAGTGACGCGCTTCAACGGAAGCAGCAGCTCCACACTGCCGAACGGATTATCACAGTCCTTGTCGGTGAAGTTGACCGTGAGCGTCGGACCCGAATCGTTAACGCCCATGACGGCCACCTCCCGCAAGAGATAGTGAGGAACCCAACCCGAGATAGTGTTTGCGGTGGGAATGATTGACGTGCTTCAATCGAACGTCATGCTAATGCCATAGGCATCATATCACACTTTTCGTTGCGGCGCGCGTTGCAATAAACGTTGCAGCCAGTGTTGCAGCGAGCGTTGCAGCCTCAGCCCTACTGCCGATTGGGATTCGAGAAACGTGTCACGGCTTTTCCAAAAAGTCTCAGAACGCATTCACAGTCAGAACCAGAACCACAAGCGGCCATTTCTATATTATACGGGGTACCCTCCCCCGCCCCGGTGTGTCCCCTGTGGGTGTGCGCGCACGCGCGCGTATGTGTGCGCACGCGCGTATATGCGCGTATGGGCGCACGCGCGTAACGCGTGCGTATGTACACCTATGACGCGCGTACCGCACGACACGTCCGCGCCTATGCCCGCGGCCACACGTCCGCCTATCGCTCCCGCGCCCCTCACGCCCGCACTGGCGTGCCCGCCCGATCTGCCCACACGTCCGCGCGCCGTGTCCCACCTGGCACGCCCGCGCCGTGCCTGACATGCGCCGCCTATGCGCCCTGATACACGTCGCGCGACACGCCGACGAACACTAGTGTTTCCAACGGTTTTATATAACCGACTTGCTAACGTTTTGCTTAGCGTGTATAGTCATAACCATCAACCAAACAAACCACCGAGAAAGGAGCCGAGATGAAACGGATACGGACTACCTGAGGCCACTCGCGAGGGTTAACCCGTAACCCCCGAGCCGGAGCCGAGAGGCAAGCGCCAGCGGGCAGCGTAGTGTGACGTTGCGGCAGTGACCACTGGAATGGCAGCCACGGCAGCCGACCGGGATATAACCGGACCCCCTCAAGCTCACAAGATACAGAGCGCGGGACAACTGAAAAATCGTTGAATGTACATACAGCCGACTCCGCTAGTACAATCGTAGACATTGAAAGGTGTTGACATGGGACTAGCAGAGTTACGAAAAAGCAAGAACATGACTCAGAGAGAGTTAGCGGAGCGCGCCGGCATATCAAACGTCACAATCGCCAACTACGAACGTGGCGACCGAGATACCGGCAATATGACGCTACGCAATGCGATACGCATTGCCGACGCTCTCAAGGTTAAGGACTTGCGAAAACTCTTAGAGCCGTGAAGGCTCTGGCGCTAGCGGGTTTGGCCCTACCGGCTCGTAACCGGACTAGCGCGCGCTGCCGCCGTTGTGGGGTGGCCGGTTGCTCATGCCGTTCATGGGCGTGTATGGCATGGCTGCCGGGTATGAAAAATGCCCGGCATGTTCGAGATGCCGGGCATTGTGGTGTACTTTGCAGCTATTGCTGGAAAGGTTCATCCACATGAACGACACTAAGTATACCACGGTTGATGCCGTTATCGTGATTAACGGGCGGCAGTATACCGTGACAGTGCGCGACGGACTCTATCGCTTGGACGTGGACGGCGGAACGGCAATCGTCTTTCGTACGTACGCGTCCTTGTGGGAGTGCGTGAAGCACTTGGCTTAGCGCCATGTCACAGCGGCGTGCGTGGCAACGCGCACGCCGCGCCCGGCACACACTCCCTTCAGGCGACACGCCGATGCACAGCGTTCACGTGTGAGCGTGATACGCTAGGCAGCATCAACGGCAATCGCCGACAACAAGACTTCTACCGACTAGGGCATCTGCCTCTAGTCAAACGTAATTCCCCCGAGAGGCTGCAACCTCTCGGGGGATGGTGCCAAAAACCACTAACCAATTTCCGGCCTTTCCATAGTACCACATGGGGGCCGGTACACGGAAGGAGCGCTATCATGCGCATCATCAAAACCACGTTCGACCGCTCTACCCGTTCCGCGCGTTGGGTGCAGACGGGTTCGGAAACTCTCGCGGACGGGATTCGTGCATCCATCGTGTGGAAGCGCGTGCGCGATGCCATCCCGTTCAATCGTTCGATTGGCGGCTATGAGCGCCTGAGCGGCAACGAACTCACGTCCATATCGCCGGATCGTCTCAGCAAAAGCGTGTTCCGCTTCTGCTGACGTCTTTCATGGGCGGCTACGCTGCCGCCCATTCCCCGCCCATATCGGGCATCTCTCTACATCACAATTCAATTCATGGCCGCATGGTTGCGGCCGCTCATAGAAGGCAAGATCTAAAATGCGCACAGACATTAAGGACATCCGCGCCGCGGTTGTCGCTCTCATGGATTCCATCTACACCGACGGCGTGGCCATCGACTACACGACGACAATCATCGACGCTAATCCGCCTGAGCCGGCGGACGCGTCCGTTGCGCTCTACATGGGCGACGACGAACGCACGTGGGATGTTGTCGCGCAACGTTGGCGCGACGGTGCGCCGTCGGCGTGGCTGACGTTCGGCATCATGATCGATGAGCCGAACGCGGGAACGATTGCCGTCTATCAGCATGACGGCGACGACTACACCGACGTGCTTGATTACATCGAGCTGGACACGGCGGACGCGCGCGACGATACCGAGGCAATCGAGATTGAGGCGCAACAGCTTTACGCTGGGCTGCGCGGCCGCACGCTCGATTACATCCGCCGCGTCATGCTCCCGCAGAAGGTGGCGTGACATGCGCACGTTCCTCGCTTCCCTCGCTGCCGCCGCTCTCATTGCGGCGGCGGCCGCCCCGTCCGTCCCGCCAGTCCCGCCGTGCCTTGAAGAAGACGGCAGCGGCCAAACGGCGTGCTATTGGGATGCCGCCGCGCGTGGCAACCACCAGGGCATGTCCTACGCCCTGATTGGCGGTGAGCGCGCATGAGGTACATGAGCCGTGCTCTCAGGGCGGTATGCGTCGCCGCGTACGTCGGCCTCACAGCGTTCTTCGCTTGGGCGGTTTTCGATCCGCGTAGCGTGCAAGGCATGATGCTGTTGACGTTCGGCGCGCTGTGCGCTATTCCCGCGTTCTTCTTGGGGCGTCGTGTTGAGCGCAAGCCGCGCCGCGTGTCGTCTACCCCGATCTACACCGACTGACTTCTTGCTGCCGCGTCACACGGCGCGGCAGCTCACACAACATTCATCATCCCCGCCGCAAGGTAGCGGCGGAACTCTTGGAAGGAAATGCCATGCGTAAGCAAACTCAGTGCCACGGCTTGTGGCAGAACAGCACGACAGGCGAGGTCATGTACGCGGATACGCGGCACGGCGCGCTGTGGACGCGCAATATTACAGATACCACGGAAACGTGGACTGCAAAGAACGTGGCCGCGAGCAACGTGCGTGGCTATCTCGCCGCGCTCAGCGAGTCCGGATGGATCATGGTCAGCGGCAACGGCGACGTTGCGCGCGAAGAGGACGCCTACACGTCGTGGTATCGGGACATGTTTCCCAACGGCATTCCGCGTCGCGTGACCGATTTCATGGCCGCGCTCGATAATAATCAGGTCGTCGCGTGCAGTGAGGACGCGGCGAACGGTTGGACATGCGCGACGCCGTCGGTGATCTCGCATCCGCTCAGCGACGCGGCGTCGCTCATGATACGCATGACGATGCGCGGCGACTGTGACGACGACGCCGCCGACGTTGAAGACGATTTCGACGTTCCGGACGTTTCCGCACGCGTGGCGACGTCGGTGCCGACGTTGCCGGCTGAATGCGCGGCCGACACGCAGGAGATTCCCGAGGTGCCCCCGACACCGAACGCGGCTGCCCAGGTGCTTGCCACGTCCGAGGATGTCATTCCCGCTACGGTCACGTTGCGTGAGTTCGCGCTGACGCGTGATGTTCCGCGTAAGCGTATCCGGCAGTTCCGTGACGCGCGCGGCCGCAAGTGCGCCTATGTGGTGCGCGCCGACGATGGCGCTTTCATCTTGTGGCGTGACTGGTATGAGCATGAGGACGCCGCATTAGATGCGGAGGTTCGCGCCTATTACGCGTCCGTCGCCTGACGCTCTCTCATGGCCGCCGCTATCGTGGCGGCGGCCATCCACCAGCATCTATTCAAACCGTTCTAATTGGAAGGATTCATCATGTTCCGTCTTACCTACAAGATTTCTACGCTGGTGTTCGATCCGGCTACGAAAACGTTCCTCTACGACGATACCGAGTATGGGCAGCCGGTTGATGTGTCGGTGCTGCCGTTGTTCGGGGACGTGCCGACAAACAAGAAGGCGCTCGAAACGCTTGCTAAGAGTCTGCGGCGGCGCGGGTGGCGCGAATACAACCGCGAACAGCTGGAAATGTTCTGCGATGCCGTCGGCTGCCCGATGCTGGTTTTCGCATGACATCCCCTCTCTCTTGGTGCAGCCGTCATGGCGGCGGCCACACCTTCCAAACTCAAACCAAACAAACGACATAAAGGAAAGTGGTTACGATGATCGTTGAAAAGACTGAGGTTCAGGCCGTTGCAGACGCGTTCCGTGAGGTTGAATCGTGGGTGCAGTCGTATATCAGCGAGCCGTTCGGGCTGACTGTGTGTGCTGTCTGTGATGGCATTGTGCGGTACATGCTTGAAGTTGATGGGCGTGAGATTGAAGCCCACATGTTCGCGTCCGCCGACGCGGCGAAGGTCGCCCACGTGTTGGCGGGAAAGCTGTCGTATGAGGTCTCTCAGCTGCTCTGCACGTTGGATGCCGGCGTGCTGTTCGACGGTTGGACGAGTAGCGTCCCGCAGGCGGGCCGCGACTACGACGAGTGGACGTGCGAGGTTGCCGAGCATGTGCTGGGCGCTGTCGAATCTGACGTGGATTACTGCCGGGCGTTGTTGGACGCGGTTGACGCGTTGAAGGCGTTCGGCACGCAAGCTGACGCCTGACGCGCTTGTTCTCATACATGAAGTGAGCGGCAGCCTTCGTGCTGTTGGCTGCCGCTCGATGCTGATTGTCCTAACTGTCAGCCGTCTCAGTCTAGCAGACGGCGCTACTTGAAAGAAGATACTCATGGGAAAGATGATGATTGGCGGCCGTGAGGCTGAGCCGTTGAGCTTGGATGACGCTTTGGAAGGCCGTCATGGGCAGATCATTCAAGGCATGGTGGACTCGCTGCTATGCTCTGATGGCGAGATCGCGACGTGTTTCGTGAACACGACCGATTTCAACGTCTCAGATGGCGGCTGGAATCCCGAGGCATGGAGCGAGTTCATTGACGAGTTGGAGACGTTGGAAGAGCGTTTTGGCGCTGACGTCGTTGGTTTGGTTGTCGAGGTTTGCGACGGGTTCGATCCGAGGGACGAAGCGACGTGGCCCGACGACGAGATCGCGGCGACGTTCTACGACGAGTTCACGAAACTGTTCGGCGTGGACCGCGCTACGTTCGAGGACGAGGAGGCGTGAGCGTCATGCGAGATCAGTGTGTGCACGCGTTCACGGCTGATGCTGACGTCGTCGGTAAGGTTGGCGCGTTCAGGGATGGGGCGCTTGATCTGCCGGTGAGGTCCGTCCAGATCAACATCGTAGGCGGCCGTGTGTTGGTTGCTGCTGTCGAGCCGGGCGGGCGTCGTGTTCGCACGTTCATCGGTGAGCGCACTGATGATCTGTTGGACACGGCTGAGGCGTTCAGGGGTTGGGCGCGCGGCTGGGCTGCCGGCTTCTGCTCTAGCGCTGATTGAGTTCGGCGCGCGGCCGCCCCGGGGCGATAATGCCGGGGATTGGAATGGAACCGTGGGGCCGAGGCTTGGTGGTTCGCGGCCCCGCGGTTCGCGCAGCGATCAAACGGTAGGTTCGACCGCACGGTCGAGCCTACCACACATGGAAGGTGTGTGGTTGAGATGAGTAGACGTAAGGCGAAGCCGAAACTGTCGCCGACATGGATGCCATACTTGCGCGACAAGCTGGCCGACTGGTTGGACGCGCGCGCCGACTTGGCGTATAAGCGTCCGAGCCCGGATTACGAGGACGCGTTGCAGGAGGCGTGGAGTAACGGCGACTCGCTTCGGCACTCGCCTATGTGGTTTGTCAGCCGTGATATGACCACGTTGGCGGTGCATACCGCATTGCGTGAGAAGCCGCCGGAGGTGGAGGCGCCTTCGAGCACCGGCTTCGTGATCTTCGATGGCGGCGTGGATTTCGAGTGCGGTCCGGGCGTGCCCGACGTGCATGTCGTCGCCGTGCAGTGGGTCATTCAGATCGACAGGCAGCGTAAGCGGCATACTGGCGTGGCGTTGTTCACCGACGACAGGAATGTGCGTGACGCGTTGCGGTGCCCGTTGCCGTTTGCGCCGGTGCTGGACCATTCGCTGGGTGAGCTCCTCGAGGGCGTGTTGGGCACGATAGGCGACATATTGGATGCGGTGTGGGCGTTGAGCGCTGAGCCGACAGTATGCGATGTGGTCCAGCCGACAAGGCCGGCGCCGGTCGAACCGTTGCCGCCGCGCGTTGTGGATCGGGCGGTTCGTGATGTGCGCATGGTCGTGCTGCGCGAACGCCGCGAGAGCGGGCCGTCCACGGAAGGCGGGCATGGTTCCCGGCGTGGCTACAGTCATCGGTTCATCGTGCGTGGCTTCTGGCGTATGCAGGCGTATGGGCCGAAGCATTCGTTGCGTCGGCGCCAGTGGATACCGCCGTTCGTCAAGGGCCCGGCCAATAAGCCGTTGGTCGCGAAGGAGACTGTGCGCATATGGAGACGATGAGCTTGGACTGGTTGCTGTCCGCGTATCTTCTGCCTTACACGGGGCAGACCTACAAGCAGTACCGCAGTGCGTTGCGCGCATGGCTGCGTTGGTGCGATCTGAACGACATTGACGCGTTGCGCGTGCATCGTTCGCATATCGAGGCGTATTGCCGGTGGATGCGCCGCGATCATCCGGCGGCGACGGTGCGTGAGTGGGTCGGCGTGGTGCTCCGTTTCTACCGGTTCGTCACCGAGGAGGGCGTGTTGGAGCGTGATCCTGGCATGGGTGTGCGCTTGCCGCGCTCTTATCGCAGGTCGACGGGTAGTTTCCTCACGCGCGAGCAGGCGGGCATGTTCTTGGATGCTGCGCATGGTTTGGGCCGGCAGGAGTATGCGCTGTGCGCGTTGCTGTTGTTGGCGGGGCCTAGGCTCAGTGAGGCCCTTGGTCTTGATGTAGAGGATTGGAACCGGGCCGACGGGACTCTGCGGTACCGTCGCAAGGGCGGCTATGAGCAGGAGGTGCGCGTCGCCGACGCGGTCGTTGAAGCGTTGTCCGTCCATGTCGGCAGGCGGCGCGGCGGCCCGGTGTTCCGCGCCCGGCGTGGCGGACGGCTGCGCGCGGACGCGGCGCGCAATGTCGTGCGTTTGGCCGGCGCGTTGGTGGGTCGTCCTGATATCACGCCGCATTCGTTGCGACGCACGTTCTGCACGTTGGCGATGGACGCGGGCATGCCGGAGCAGGACATCATGGCCGCCGGCGGCTGGAGCACGCGCCAGATGGTCGACTACTACGACATGGCGCAGCGCGGCATGACGCAGCGTGTCGGCGACGCGGTCGCCGGACTGCTCGGACGGTGATCCGGCGAAGTACGGTGCGCGTTCCGTGCGTTTTAAATGAGGAAGCGAGGGCCGGCTCTGTTTTTGCGCCGGCCTACGATTCCCCACAATGGCATGATGTTTTAGTTGTTGAATTGTTCTGTGATTATGTTGTTGGTGAGCATGTCGGCGACGTCCGGCCCGTCCTTGTCCTCGGTGAGTGCTTGGGCGATGGCGGTGAGGGCGTGGCCGATGCCTATGAGCGCGGTGACTTTCGTGTATTCGATGGCGTCGCCGACGATGAATGAGCTGCTGACGGCGGTGATGTCCGCGTTGATGCGGCGCAGGTTGTTTTCGGCGGTTTCAAGCATGAATGCGGCGCTGTCGGCGCATTCGACGGCGTCGCGGTCGTTGATGGTGTCGTCCTTTTCGTCGTGCATGGTCGTCGTCCTTTCAGTCGAGGTGCTGTTGCCGGTAGGTGTCGGTGAGTTTGTAGGCGTCGGCGAGCTTGTAGCGTTTGGTGGCGTGGCCGTTCTTGTCGAGGATGGGCATGAGTTTGCCGCGCGACGCCCATGAGCGGATCGTGCTCGGTGCGATTTCGATGCCGAACGTGTCGAGCATGAGGGCGAGTTCGCCTGCGGTGCCTTCCGCGTCCGTTTCGCACAGTTCCGTGTCGGTCGCACGGCGCAGGATGGTCGCGGTCCACGTGTTGTTGCAGTGCGCGCAGGTGGCCTCGCGTGCGTCCGCGGCCGCGTACACGGGGCGTGCGCATTCGGGATTCGGGCATATGCCGAGGCGGATGCGGGTTTCGTCCATGTTCGCGAGGATCGCGCGCAACCGGGTGACGAGGATGTGCGTTTCGGCCGCGTAGATGGCGCTGGCGGCGGTCTTGCCCGGCGCCCACAGGTCGAGGCCGGCGAGGATGCGCGCCTGTTGTGAGAGGCAGCCTTCGGGCGCGGGCGGCTGCGAGAAGCACATGGCCCACGTGTTGAGGGTCTGTTTGAGGTTGCGGTTGCGGTCCACATAGAGGGCGTCGTAGATGGCTTCGCGTACGGGCGTGGGTGCTTCCGTCCGTCGTCCCCCTCCGCTGTTTGCGGCGTGTTTTCCGTAGGCGCGATTGAGCCGGTAGTGTTCGAGGTCGTCGCAGTTGTTGGCGAGCCATGCGAGGTCTTGTGCGGTTTGTCGTTTGCAGGTGCGGCAGATGGTTGGCGTGGAGGGGTTGTGGCACATCGGGCACGTCACGCGGGTCGGGTCCTTTCGTTGGAGATAAGGGTTCGCTGTTCTCAACGTGACGGTGTCGGGGTTTGGGCGTACGTATGCCTGTACGTCGTTTTACGGTATCCCTGACCGTGTTTCGTGCCTGATGTGCATAGTTTATCATATCGGTGCTTGTTCGTCGTTTTACGGGTCGTTTGCTGCGTTCGCGGCGGTTGGTATCCTGTAGTTGGTTTCGACCCATTCGATGATCGAGGCTTCGTCCTCGCCGTCGTCGAGGCGCCGTGCCACGTCCCTGCACGCCTCGAACCACGCCTTGTCCGGCCCTGCGGCGTCCGGGTCCGGTTCGGGGAACGCGGCAAGGTACGGCCGCATGATGGCGCGCACTTCCGGCCCGCACCATGAGTGCCGAGGCGGCGCGGCATGCACCGGGTCGGGTGGTTTGACCTGTTTCGGCCCCTCCCCCGCCCATTGCGCCTCATGCTCGACCCATGTGCGAAACATCGCATCCAAAGCTCGCGGTGTGCGTCGGTGGACACCGCACGCGTCGAACCCTTTGCGGGCGAGCTTGTCTCGCATCTTGTCCGCAAGCGCGTCGCCGTCCACGCCAAGCTCGGCGGCGCGCGCCAGGTCGTCGCCGGCCGGTAGCCACGCGTCCAACAGCACATCCTCCACGCGGGCATTATCAGGGGCGGAGGCGGCTTCGCGCGTGTGCGCGTCTACAGTGTTCGCTTCCTCTACCACCTGAGAAGAGTATTGGTTATTGGTTCTTGGTTCTTGGTTCTTGGTTAAACGGTAACGCGTTACTAACGCGTTACTAACGCCCGGGTAACGCGTTACTAACGCGTTATCGTCGTCGGGTTCGTCCTCGTTCAGGTGTTTTTCCTTGAACCGACGCTGTCGGGCACGGTTCGCCGCCGCCTTCGTCTCGATCTGTTCGCGACTGTTCTGGTGCAGCAGATAGTCGTGTACGCGATACCCGTCGTCGGTCTTGTCGAGCATGCCGACCTCGCACAGTGCGGCGATCATGTCCTCGTCGGCGTCGAGCTGGTAGATCAGCACGTCCTCGCTCACATGGCCGTCGGATAGCGTGTCCGAGCAGTACGCGACGATCAGCGCGAACAGGCCGACTGCGGCCATACCGTGCCTGCGCTTGAGCTTGCGTACCTTCGTGTTGCGCCAGAACTCGTTACTCAGGCGCGCGTATCCAGCCCGGCTCATGACTGTAGTGCTTTCTGTGAGAGTGCTTGCGCGTAGCCGGCGAGGCGTCCTTCACGGTAGCCGCGCGCATACGCGTTTTGCAGCTGTTGGTTGTAGTTGCGGATGTCGTCTTCTTCGCCGGTGTCGGGAACCGTGTCGTCTTCGACGTCGTCGTCTTCCTTTTTGGTGTTGGGGAAGGGCGCGTCAGTCCAGTCACATGCCGTGCAGCGATGGTATCTGTGGTGTTCCGTGTCGCCGAGCACGTTAGCGTGCATGATGTCTACGGGTGCGTCGCATTCGGGGCACTTGTCAATGTCTGCCATAATGTGTTTCCTTTGCCGGGGTTAGAAGTGGTGGGTGTCGCTCCACCATGAGATCAGTAGGAGTGCGGTGAGGATGCCTATGAGCAGTAGTGTTTCCACTAGTCGTCCTCGTCTTCATCGTCGTCGCCTCCGTAGCGCAATAGGTCGAGGCCGCACATGCATAGGCCGATCGTCGCGTAGGCGGTCTGGTGTGGTGGCGAGGTGACCATGATGCTTGTGGTGTGCTCGTCGCCGAAGAGTTCGTCCGGGGTGGACGTGTCGGCGACGAGCACGAACGGGACCATGCCGAGCACGCCGTGTATCGCGTCCGTCAGCTGTTTGCGGGTCTCATCGTCCATGTCATCTCCCCATGTGTCTTAGGCGTTCATGCCGCTGCTGTTGCTCGTACGCGTGTCTTGGGCACGGGTAGCGGCGGTCGATGGCGTGCGGGCAACGGTTCTCCCCTATCGAGGGGCGGCCGCAATGTTCACACCGGCGGTCGCTGAACAGGGGTGGTGGAATCTGGTTCACTTCAGGTCTCCTTTCGGTGCGGTCGCGCCCGTCTGATGCTGATAGTGGCTTCCGGCTTCCTTGCTGCCGTACGGGTAGACTGGCGGGTCGATCTTGCTGAACACGAGTTGCGCGATGGTCATGCCGGGCGTGAGCACAAGCGTGTTGGAGGATGCGTTGTACAGTTCGAGCGTGATCTGCCCCGAAAATCCGGGGTCGATGAATCCGGCGCATACGTGCACGAAGAGACCGTGGCGGGCGACGGTGCTTTTGCCGACGAGTTGACCGACGAGATCGACCGGACAGTTGACGGTCTCCATCGTGGTGCCCAGCACGAATGCGCCTGGCTTCATCTTGAACTCGCCGACGTGTTCGTGCTCGATGTATTGGATGCGTTCGGGATGCTGCATGTTGATGACCTGTCCGGGTTTCTGCCATAGCAGTGAGTCGCCTAGGTGCACGTCGATGCTTGCCGGCTGGATGCTGTTGAGCGCCGTGCCGGTGGGTTCGACGAGCCGGTCGCACATGATGCGCGCTTCGAGCTGATCGTCGTTGAGCCAATCGGTCATGCGCCCTCCCCGCTTACAAATCGTTCGTGCAGGGATGGGCCGAAGTCGCAGTCACAAGCCGGGTCGTCGGCGTTCATGTGTTCCTTGACCCATTCGATCCAGTTCATCCAGTCCCAGATGTCTCGGTCGAGGCAGTCGTTCACGCGATGCGTTGGCTTCTTCTTGCCGTTGCCGTAGGGGTTGATGTCTACCGTTTCGAGCGTGAGCCGCACCGTGGTCAGGTCGAGCTTGCGATAGGACACATTGCCGTTCCACGCGGGGGCAGCGAAGTTGAGTTTTCCGGAGGCTTTGAGCCATGCGAGGTCGAAGTCCACGTTGGTGCCGGCCGGGTGCAGGGTAACGTGCGTACCGCCGGACTGCAATCTGTCGAGGCTTTCCACCAGCCAGATGTTCGCTTCCTCGGGATGCTCCTTGTCCAGTACTTCGCCCAACAGTCCGTTGTTCTGATGAAGCCCGATTGCATACGCGGTGTCGCGCGTGTAGTTGATGCGCGAGTGGGGTATGACGGTGCTGAACTTGTACGGGTCGTAGTCTCCTTCACCGACCAGTGGGGTGCCGTCGAGGTTGGTGATGCGCATGCCGATTTCGAGCAGCTGCCCGTCCTTGGGCTTGATGGCGGTGGTTTCGGTGTCGATCCACAGCAGCAGAGGCCTGTTGTTGTTGTCACTCATTGTTGACGCTCTCTTTCAGGATGTAGTTGATGGCGGTGAACATGTTGGATTGGGTGTAGCCGTAGGTTTCGAGCAGGGCGATGGCTTCGTCGAGGTGGATGCGGCGTTCGCCTTGTTCGATGCGGCGGATGGTGCCGTTGTCCCAGTCGAAGCCGCGTTGTCGCATCGCTTCGCCGACGATTGCGGGCGTGTTGCTGTGCTTGCGGAGCACGAACAGTTTTTCGCCTTGCCGGTGGGCGCGTACGTGGCCGTGTCTGAGTGGCTTCACTCCTGACTGGAACCGTTCGAGTTTGCCGCCGGCCGTGAGCGCTTCGGCCCGGTGTTCGATGGCCGCGCGCATGTTCGGCAGGCTGCGGATTATGAGCGCGTCCCAGAACTCACGCATGTGCGCGAAATCCGTGTTCGCAAGCACGAAGAGCTTATCGTTGCTCAGCGGGTACGGTTGTTGGATGACGGGATCGTTCGTGTAGTCGAGTTCCCACGACACGTACCACAATGCTTTACTTAAATCCTCGAACGGGTTGCCCTTGTCCATGTGGCGCCACACGTATTTGATCGCGTTGCCGACGCAAAAATTGTAGTTGTGCGTCAGTTCGATGCACTCGAACGGGCCGTTCGTCTCGTAATGAGACGGATGATTCACATTGTCAGTCATCAGCGTCTTCTTCCCGGTGCATGTGGGTGCGTGACCCCGGCTCGAACATGCCGCGTTCGGTGCTCTTGAGGTTGCACCACTCTTTCGCCTTTGATAGTGCGGCTTCGCTGATGTTGTACGCGTCGCACAGGTTGGTGATGGTTTGCAACAGGTCGGCGATCTCATTAGCGAGAATCCGCCGCACCGTCTCCTCACAACCCATCTTCGGCATCAGATTTTGGGACTGAAGCTCTTCGGTTATGACGACTTGTTTGGCGGCTTCGACGACTTCCGCCGCTTCCTCCAGTACTTTGAGTGCCTGCCATTTGTCCTTCTGCTGATGTGACGGGTCGAATACTTTCCACGTGCCTAGGTTGAACGTGTTCATGCTTTCTCCTTGTCTTCGTTGTTGAAGTGTTTGGCTAGTTGGATGGTCATGCGGCTGCCGGCGTCTATGTGGGACATGAGTAGCCATTGGGCCGTGTCGTTGAGTTGGTCCCATGTCTTCCAGTCGGGATGCTGTTCGCGGATGCCGTTGTAGGCTTTGCGTGCCATGTCCCATGTGAGCGCGCTGAACTTGGCGCCACGCGGAACATCAACCGTGACCATGTCGAACGTTTCCGACCCTATCGGTTCGACGCGGTTTTCCTCGGCCTCGTAGCAGAGCTGCCGCCACACCCATCCGATGCTTACGGCGCCGATGCAGAAGCCAGCGATAAGCCCTTCGGCGAGCATGAGCAGCACAGACCAGACGGTGAAGGCTTGTTTGTGCGTGGCGATCATCAGGATGGCGGAGCCGGCCCAGATCACCAGCCATATCACGGTCGTCTTGTTGTCCGCCCACCATTGCTTAAGCGTCGTCTTACTCATGCCTACTCCTTTCCAGCATCTTGTCGTAGTCGTCGGCCCATTCGTCCGGTTCGAGCCGTTCGTCCTGATCGACGAGGCGCGGGTAGAAGATGTGCGAATACTCGCGGTCGTATTGGTCGAGATAGAAGCCGTTGAGCGTGCGCACACGGTCGGCCATCATTTCGGCGGGGCTGTATCCGTCCCAGTGGAACACCACGGTCTCGCCCGCCTTGTTGACGTACCGGTAGAGGCGCGCGACGTCCTCGATGCGGATGAATCGCAACGTGCCTGGCAGCACTTGGTACGCGTCTTCCTCGTAGTCGGCAGTGAGTAGCGGATGCTCACCGGGGACCGTGCTGGTGTACTGCCTTCCTCTTGGTGGCAAGTGTTCTATTTCAATGTCGGGCGTGTATGCGTAAGCTTTTTCGTGGTGTCGTCCGTCGATGCCTTCCCATACCGCCCACAGGGTGACGGGTTTCGTCATGTCGCGCACGTCCTCGGGCTTGTAGACGCGAATGGTCATGCTCGTTCCTTTCTCGTATCGTTGTCGGCGTTGTGCCAACCTTCCACGAATTGGCAGAAGTCCGTCCAGCTTTCCACTAGGCTTACGGGGTATGAGCGGCCGTCGCTGAACCACACGATGCGCAGAAGGGTGCTGTCGTCAAGGCCGATTGCTCTCGTCAGCATGATTCCCTCTACCGTGCCGCCGTCGGGTAGCCTGAGCGTACACAGATCGCCCGTGTCGAGCTTGTCTACGTCGGTGACGCGTTCAAGTACGCGGTAGCCGTTCATATGTCCTCCTCGGGGCCAAGCGGTTGCATATGGTTCAGTAAAAGCGCCAGCTGTTCGACCGGCAGGCCGATCAGCAGCGGGTTGCGCGGTATCCTCTCGGTCAGCCGGTCGAGGTCGATGCCGCCGGCCATGTCGCACATCTGGAAATACGTTTGTTTCCTCGCGTAGGCGAGATGCCGTCCGACTTTGCTGCGTGTGTCCATGCCCAGGCCGGGGCGTTTGCGGATGACCCAACCGAACTCGGTGTCGCGGTTGCCCATCTCGACTTCGCACTCAGCCCAGTGTTTGCGCCAGTTGGGTGTGCGCGTAGCCTTGCATTCGATGACCACCGGTGCGCCATGGAAATAGACGTTGCCGATGTCGCCCACATCCTTGCTGCCGTGCAAGGTGAGCCGTTGGATACGTTCGTCATCCAACGCCCACCGCAGGTAGTCGCATACGGCCGACTCGAATCGCGTACCCTTGGCCTTGCTCGGATTACTCACGACCGCCCCTTTCCGTTGTGACGCAGGAAACTGCGGCACTGATCGTTGTAGCCGGCAAAAAACAGGAAGAGCCGGCTTCTGTGTACCCAGAGGCCGCAATTGTTGAACCACCACTGTCTGCACACAGGGCACCGATACACTTCGTAGAAGTTCCCACGCCTCGGGGGAAAATCGCAATGATGTATCACTTCGCCTCCTCGTCAACACTCACGGGAATGCATTCCTGATACGGCATCAGGTACATCTGATCGTCTATCCACATCGGACGGGTCATCGGCACGTATTCGCACTCGATGCGCGTACCGTCGGAATCCCCCAGTTTGATGTCGCAGCCGGCAACACCAACGGCCACGACCACTGCGGCAAGAACCGCAACGGTTTTACGTTTGCCCATGATGTACTCCTTATGGTCGTCGGGCGAATACGCCGGTAGCGCCGTCCACCCGGTACGTTTTCGTGCGTATGTCGTAGCCGAGTCCGGCGCGTGCCTTGAGGACCTGTCCGGCCGTGTATGCGAGTTCCGGTTCGGGCAGCGACGCCCACATGCGCCATTGGCCGCGATGCTCACGCAACGAGTCGAGGAACCGTTTCACGCCAGTGCTGCTTGTCTTGCCCGTGTCGAACCCATGCGGAAGCAAGTCAAGCCAGTCGTGTTCAACGTCCTTATCCCACGCGCCGTCCGCGATCTCCTGTTTGACACGGTCGGCGCTATAGGACGGGTTGTCCACGAGCGCGTCGGCGACGTCCTCACGGCTTTCGGATTCCAGCAGGACGCGCAGTTGGGTGCGTTCGTGTGCTTCCAACGCGCGGTATGGTGTGGCGAACAAGCGTTTCTCGATCGCGTGCAACCGTCGCTTGTCATCCTCGCGGCGTTTGCGGTCCTCCTCGCGCATCTGGGTGAACGCCTCGCGTACGCTCATGTCGGGATGTTCCTTGAGCAATGGTTGGACGTTGAAGTCCTTCGCCCACGGGTGGTCGGCGCGAAACTTGGCGACTACCGTGTAGCGTTCACGCGACGCCATGTACCGCGTGGGCTTGCCGAACAGTGTCTTGTCGAATGCCATGAGTGTCCTTTAGAAGTCGTCGTCGTTCGGGTTGTTGGTGAACTCGCTGCTGCCGAATCCGCCGAAGTTGTTGGGCTGGTTGGCCCATGGGTCGGCGGCCGGCTGCTGTGCCTGCTGTGGCGCCTGCTGCTGTGAGGGAGCGCCCCACCCGTTCTGCTGCTGTGCCGGCTGCTGGAAACCGCCATTAGGGTTGAAACCCGACTGCTGCGGACGGTTCACGGCGACAGTCGACTTACGCAAGTCGTAGCCGACGTGATCCACGGTCATCTCGACCACGGACCGGGTCGAACCGTCCTTCGCCTGGTATTCACGTTGGCGTACACGCCCATAGGCGATGACGGTCATGCCCTTGCTCAGGGAGGCCGCGATGTTGCTCGCGAGCATGTGATGCTCCCCGTCCCACGCGTTGCAGTTGAGGAACCACACGTCACCGTCTTCCCACTGGTTCGTTTGCTTGTTCAACCGGCGGGAGCTCGCTGCGATCGTGAAGTTCACGACTTTCGAACCGTTGCCAATGGTGCGTAGCTCCGGGTCGGCGGTCAGGTTCCCGACAATCGTCACGTCAGGCAAACTCATGCCTCCTCCTTCTGTGTTTCAGCTTCGGTCTGCGCTTCCTCGTGTGAGTTTTTGCGATCCTTGGCTTGCTGCACCAGTGTTTCGATGCGGGTTTTGAGGAACTCGTCTCCGCCTTGCATCCACATGGCGAGCTCGTCCTCGTCGAGGTCCGTAAGCGGGTCCTTGACCGGGCCTTCGTGCAGCAGTTCGTAGACGCGTAGGCGATTCTGTGGTTTTTTGATGTCCAGCATCGAGATGATGTTGTCGATGCGGGAGATCAGATCGAGCTTCGACGCCGGCCATGCTTCCGCATCGTCATCGTCCACCACGGTCGCCTCCACCGGCGCATCCATGTCGTGCAGTTCGTCAGCCGTATACGCGCCTCCAAGACCGAGGAACAGTTCGGGGCATGCTTTGTTCGCGCAGGCGGTGATTGCACGCCACATGAGCATCGTCATCGGCTGCTTCTTGTAGTTGTCCTTGCCGGTCAAGCCCATCTGCTGCGCCCATGCCATGTCACGGGTCGCGGTGAACGGATGCTCCTTGTCGTCGCCGCGCACGATCGTGCACGTCACGCTCTTACGCGTCTCGTCCTCCGCGATCCACAGTTTGTGCCCGCCGGCGCGTACCAACGCGGCGACGGCCTTCGCGCTCAACGTCGGCTTGCCCTGAATGACGTCGATGTTCTGCAATGCGGCCATCGGTTCGATACCTAGTGAGGCGCCGTACTGGACGGCGACGAGCACGTTCGCCGGATTGCCCTCGTAGGCGCGCGGCAGCATGCCCTTGGCCTGACTGATGACCTCGGCGAAATGCATCTGTTCGCCGAACGTGCGTGGCACCGTCTGCATACCCAGACGATTACCAGTGGTGAGTTCCTGATTCATGCGTCCTCCTTCTTGTTTTTCTTGCGCCGGTTCAGCTCCCTCTGCATCCCGCGTAGCGTGTCTTCCATCAGTCGAATCGTTTCCTCGTCGAATTCAACAGTCGGGTTCGGCCGGTAACAGTCGTCTTCCAACGCTCCGTATTCGTCAAAGACCATGCGGCGGGTCAGATAGTTCACGCCCATGCGGCCTTCCCAAACGGTGAGGCTGATGCTGATCGGGACGGCCTCGTCTTCGTCGCTCATGCTTCGATCTCCTTGATAAGGACGTTCTGCACGTCCGTTGCACTGATGGGATAGTCTTTGACGGTCTGCTTGTAGACGACGGTCGCGGGACGGCCGGGGCGCACGTCCACACCGTCTGGCAGCTCACCGCCGTTCTTCTCGACGACGGTGCGCAGATACCCGTTCGTACACGCCTCCGGCCGGGCCACCGGACGTTCCTCCCACGCCTGCAAACCGCCCGCGATCACTTCGCCGACCTCTTTGAGGAACGCGCCGTAGGCGACATTGTCCTTGACGACATACGTGTCCAGGCCGTCCTTCGTGACGCTGACACGGCCGACGGCCAACCCGTTGACGGTGGCGACGGACTCGTCCACGTCCGCGTGATGCTCCTTGAACTCCTCACGCAGTATCTTGTCGTATCGTTTGAGCCTGTCCATGAGCGTCTTGCACAAGGCGATGTTCTGCAACACCTCCTGCGTGCTCATGTTCTCGACATGTTCGACTAATGCTTCATCTGTCTGTTTCACTGGTTGCTCCTTATGGGTGTGACGGTCATGCCGTGCTGTAGAAGTTGCTGCCATAGGTGGATGGTGTAGTTGCCGGCTGCGGATGCGGTATTGGATGCAACGTGAATGAGCCTGTCTGTTTCGTACTCGTCACGCCGCCGCGCGGACAGCCGATCGTTCACGATGACGCCTCGGTGAGCGTGAGTTTCGTGAACGGGGCGTATTCCGCGTATTCGGGCTGGGTTGCGATGACGGTTCGTGTATGCCATTGGCCGTCAATACGGATGAGCTGGCCGAGAAGCGCACTTTCGCCGATAATCCACACGTCGCCGTTCCGGTCTTTCCATAGGCCGGGCGAATCAGGCAGCATGTTCTCGACGAAGCGTTTGATGGACGTGATCTCGTACTCGTACGTGTTGTTCCCGCAGCGGCGGGTGTCTTCACACATGACTGGTATCGACGTGTCTTCGCTGCAAGCACGTATGAGTACGGAGGCTTCCTTCAATCTGAGGACGGTGCCGGTGATTTTGATGCTGTGCGACTTGTCGTCGTTCTGTCGCAGCAGGGTCACGATGTCGCCTTCTTTGAGCATGGCTATCAGCTCGGCGTGCGACCCCGAATATTTCACGCATCTTTTGTTACCGACGTAACCGTGCTTGCTGGTAATCATGCTGTCTCCTTCTCTTCTGTGTGAGATGTTGTGTTGATGTTGGCGTCGAGGATCGCACATACCGCGCTCTCGATTTCCTTCCGGTCAACGTCGTTGTCAAGATCAGCGAAGTGGCTACAGTCCAATAGGCTCATGAGTTCGCCGACCGCTTGGAAGCTGGTAAGAGGCCCGGTCGCATAGTCCATGAACTGTTCACCGGCCTTGTTGTGGAACTCCCGCCATCCCAGGCCGTAACAGTATTCGAATGGGCTGTAACATGAGCAGCCGCAATCCGTCATCAGATACAGGCCGTCCTTGTCTTTCACAACGCGGTAGGCTTCCCAGTCATAGTCTTCATAGAAGGTGATGTCCGCAACGGTCTGCATGTCGGCATCCAACTTCTTATCGGATGCTGAGGTGTCGTCGCTCATGCGTGTTCCTTTCCTTGGTGTCTACGCCGCCACTGTTCGTATGTGCGGCGCAGGAAGATGTATTCGATCGGGTCTAGGTAGACCTTGACTGGCCCGTTGCCGTTGATGCGCCGCGTGTACGGTGGTTGCCCATACTGTTTGCGGTATTGGTTGAACGCGTACTGTCCGAACCGGATCGTCGCGCGCGTCATGTCCTCTTGCGGGTGGTGTACCGAGTGGAGGAACTCACTGATTGTGAACGTGTCCTCCACTGGCACATCACTGGGCAACGGGCGTTCGTTACTGTCTTTCACTGGAGTTCGCCCGTGTCCATGTCCACGTCGTCGGGTTCAAGACTTCGACGCAACTCGTCTAACAGGACGATCTCATGACTGTTCAACGGGGTTACGAGCATCGTCGAGATCGCCTGCGCGGTCTTCAGCATGCGTTGCGCCATATCGGCCGTGTCGTACACGACCTCGACGCATGCGCTCATCTCCGAATCCGGCCACTTCTCACGCCATGAATCCTTGTCCCGGGTTTCCATCAGCATGCGCACCTTCGTCAGATAGCCCGCGCACGCCTTCTGCAACGCGGCCGCCGCCGGGATCAACGCAAGCGTCATGTCCGGCGTCAGCTCGTCGGGGACCAACGCATCCGACTTCATCGGCTTCTTCTTCCCACTCATGCTTTCTCCTTCTTGTCTTCCAGTAGCTCTTCAATGCGTACGTTGAACTCGCACTCTGCACCGTTGGCCATGTCGGCGACGTACTCCGATTCATCCGCACTGGCTTCAGCAAGCAGGTTGTTGAACATGCGCATGCTGTCGGCAGTGGCTGCGAACATCTTTTTGAGTTCGATGAGGTCCTTTGCTTCAAGCCGAGCAACACCGATCACGTTGAGCAGTTTGTGTTGCATCGTTGCCATGACAAGGAACATGTCGCCCAGATCTACTTCCTCCTCCCACAATTCCGCTGTTGTGACATGCCCAAAGACGCCTCCGTGGATTACCGACCCGACCATGAGCCGTCTTCGACAGGGCATGTCCGGGTCGGCATCGTCCAGTCGGCAAAAACCGTAGGTGTTCATGCTCATGTTCTGTTCCTCCATTCAGGGGTTGTTGTCGATCTGCCATGTGTGTGAAATCTGGTGCGGGCGTGGACGCTGCGGCGGCATATCCCCCACAGGAGTCCAGGAAGGCTGATCGTCATGGAAGGACGACGGTCGTTAGCCGCAAACGCATCGTTCGCTTCGCCCGGACAACCGCTAAACCCGGGTTCGCGTGGCGTTGACGCCCATCCCGCATAGTTGGCCGCACCGGAATCGAACCGGCTCCAGCGTTCGACACCCCCATACGGGCGGTGTTGTGCATGGGGCAAACCTGCGACGGCCATGAAGCGGGGGTTTATTTCTTCTGCGGCGTATGAGGCTGCCCCCGCTGCGCCTCGATCAGGTCCTCAAGATTCACATGACCCTGATTCCGGCGCGCATGCGGCGGATACGTGATGACATGACCGAAATCCTCCTTGAACGATTCCACGCTCATGTCCATGTAGTCCGCAGCCTCCTTGACGCCCATGATCTGCTTCTCGATCCTTGGCGTCACTCTCCACCCCCGTTCGCAAAGTCCTCCATCGCCTTCATCTCGTTCAGCTCGGTGGCCACGCGCATTATCTTTGATCTGACAAGATCACGCATCTCATGGAACCGGTCTAGCTGTTCGACGAAACGCTTATGCTGCTCGGACCATTCATCCTTATTGTCGCTACGGCACCACTCGGTGCCATCCAACGGCAGCACATTGGCAAGGTCCTGAATAAGCGCGCCCGTGTTAACGACACGGTCCCCAGCGTTCTGCACATGGTCGAACCCGTGCAGCATGAGCGCTTTCGCGTCGTCATCAAGGTCTTTGGCGCTCATGCGCTCAAACATCTGCTCAGCCAAGGCAACGTACAGGTTGACTTGTTTCTCGAACTCGACGCACATGGCGTCAAGATCGTCCTGCGTGTACCGTGCGCCGGTATCGGTAGTGGTTTCCATAACGGTTTCCTTTCTTGAAGAATGTGGGGTGGGGACGGTGCGTTGAGAACTCAGGCACGACCGTCCCCTGTTCAGTTATGACGAGGGTTTTATGCCGTCTTTTCCTTGACGGGGTTTGAACACGGCGAGCAGCCGCCAGTCGTACGGGTCAGTCGGTTCGGTGCGCAGGTAATGCGGCAGCACGAGCCGGTCGGGACGCTGGTCGATCGTGAAACAACCGTTCTCGAACCCGACCATCACGTTCTTGACGACCTGCACCACGCCCGGCCGCGCCGACTGACCTATGACGACCGTGTCGCCCGGCATGAGAATGTGCAGCAGCTTCTTGTGCGTATCCTCGTGCCGTTCGAACAAAACCGGGTTCAGATAGGTGCGGCAAGACGGTTCGGAATCAACGACGGTCGTCATTCTTGCGCCTCCCACGCCTTCCGCTCCTCCTGAGCGACGATCAGCTCGACCTCGGAAACGGTCAGCCCCGTGTTCTTCGCGATCCACCTGATAGGCACGTCATCCGCAACCCACTTGAGAATCCGGTCCCGGTTCTTCCGCGTAACCATCAGTCATCCTCAAGCTGTTCGATGCGGTCGTCGCGAAGCGTGACCATGTCATCGATCTGAGCGCGGATGCCCACCACCTCAAGCCGCATGCCTGTAAGTAAGCTCACGCCATCGATCGCATTGCTCTCCGCCATGGACTTCAACGTCACGTCCAACGCTTCAATCTTGCGGTCAAGAAACCGCAACAGGGATGCCACGGAAACATACGGGTCGCCGTCATGATCGACGAAATACAATGGGTCACCCATCACTCCTCCTCTTCTTCGTCGTCGAAGCATTCGTCGGGCAGCCTGTCCACAAGCGGGGCAACCGCGATCAGCGTGCTCACCATCAGCACGAACCAACCCAACAGGTATCTGGCCGGGTTGGCGCATGCGCCCGGACCAAACACCATCACCATGAGAGTGCCAACCGCAGTGATCGCGGCCACCGCGTTCACCACGCCATAACGCACACGACGCGGCTCCGAACCCATCTCGTCATCCACATACGCGGACACATTCTTCTGGTCAAGCATCGGAATCCTCCTCTCCCGTGTTCGTTTCATAGGCGACCCATACGTGGTACTCGCCGTCGTCCTTGGTGATGATGGTCTTGAACCGTCCCGGGAAACCACACACTTCCGGCCTGAACGAATGACGCCTACGAGTCGTCACCGTGCGGGCGAACATGTCAGCGGCTTCGTACGAGGCGAACACCTTCGGATAACATGCATAGTCACGCTGTCCGGTCAGTGCGCAGATGAAATCTTCTTCCATTGCCCACATGCGGGCACGATCACTGATCGGCTTCACAGCCTCCGACGCCGACAACTCGGCAGCAGTCCTGAACTCGGTCATGCCTGATCCTCCTCTTGGTCGAAGAGTGAGTCTTCAAAGGTGAACATTCTCCGGTGCAGCGCTTCCATGCCCTTGCGCGTGACACGCACTTGCGGCGCGAACGCGAACCGTTCACCGTTGGAACGAGTGCCGTACGTGTCGTATTCACGCATCGTCAACCATCCGTTGTCGAGTGCCTTCGCATACGCCTCCCAATGTCCCTCGCTGCGGAAAATCCAACCGTTCTCAGCCATCCACTGGCGAAGACCGGTCTCGGTGACGCGAACACCGTGGTTCCTGAGAATCTTCGCGGTCTCACCGATCTTGCGGGTCGCCTCGACGGATGTGAACGTATCCAACGCCTGCGCTTTCGGCTCCAACACCTTCACCTGCCGCTCCGCTTGCTTGCGCGCCTCACGCTCATGCTTGAGATCAGTGGCAAGACGAATCAACGTGTCCGGGTCGGAAAGAATCTGCTCAACCGTCTGCTCCGTCATATACGCGCCACGCTTACGGATGGAAGGCAGCACCTCGTGCGTAACCCACCGCTGGAATTCCTTCGCAACCGGCTTGCGGGAACGAAGCACAAGCTTGTAGAAACCGGCCTCGCTGATTATCGATGTGTTTTGCGGCCCGCCAAGGGTGTCAGCAATAATGACATCCTTTTCATCGGCGTCGAGATTGCTTAGAGCCTGGCGGTTGTTATCGATGCCGAGTACGTCGCAGATGTCCTTGGAAATGAACCACGGCTCGTTGTGTTCGTCGGTGAAAACGCGCACATTGTTACCGTGGAAGTCGAACGGCTGAAACTCTCCCATCGGCTCCTCCTTAATGTATGACAAGTAGGGTCCCTTCCCGCCGTCGGTAGACTGGTGAGTGCGAATCAAAACCAAGCCGCCGTTGGCGGGAAAGGAAGAATAGAAATGGACCATCTGAACCCGGAAGACCTAAACCCGAAAGCGAATGCCGACCAGGCGTTGGGCCTTGTTCATGAAGTCCAAGGCAATCCGACGCAAATGAGCGCGGCCGAGAAGATCAGTTACCTGTGCGAGGCCGTCGAACACGTCGCGCACGCGGTATCCGAACTCGCGAACCGGTGAGCGCCGAACGATTCGGCTTCACGGATGCGTTTCGTGAGCTGCACCGCCATCGCCTTCGCCTGTTCGACGGTGACGAACCGACGCTCACCGCCTATTGAGACCACGATCCTGCCGTTCTGCGTGACGGCCGAACCAAACACTCGCTCCCTGCGCAGAACGGTAGTGGTCTCCACCAGCTCGTCAGTGAACTCGCAGTCATACACGCTCTGCGGGCGACCGGCCGAACCGTTCCCTTCCACACCATGCGTCGTGCTTACGCTCATGTCATCATCCTTTCGTGATGGCCGGTTGCCATTCCGCCATGTGTTGAAGTCCACTACCCGGGTTTCGAGAATCCTGAGCGCCGCATAGTAGGCGCGCACCGCCGCTGTCGAAAGCTCGCACACCTGTGTTTCGGAATCGAGGGCGAGCAATCCCACGATTGCCGCCATGTACGCGTCCACGAGTTTTCGTGGTTTGACGACGTAGCTCATTGAGTCCCACAATTCGATAGGCCCCTCGCAGTACTCCCTGAGCGTGTACTTGATTTCCTCGTCCCGTGAAGTGTCTTCATCGAAGTCCACTGAGCAGGAATCGCAGTTTTCGTCCTCGTCCACCATTTCCTCGACCACACGACTGTAGATCGAATCTGCGTGGAGCATGTCCTCGACGTATTTGTTGTAATCCTCCGCCCGCTTGTTGCAATCCGCCATCCACGGGTCACGCTGTTCGGCATCGTTCTTGTACACGGATTCACAAAAACGTGTTTCCGCGCCTTGATAGGCACTCTTATCGACGGCTATGCTAGGATTAGTAGAGTTCATTTGAATTACCTCGATTCTGTGGATTCGGCCGGTGTTCGCGCACCGGCTGCTTCCTTTTTGCTGACGAGTCAGGCTTTCTCTGCGTTGCGTCGCGAGGCGATTTCCGCTTCTTCTTTTGCGAGGTCTATTAGTTCCCAGCCGTCAACGAGCCCGAGTTCCTTGGCTACCGCATCGATTTCGTGGGTGTTCCAAGGGCTCCTTCCGGACAACCTGTCATAGAACTTTGTCGGCCTGAAGTTAATGCCCTTGCAGATTGACCGCATAGTTCGGTTATCACGAGCTGCGGTTGTGCGAATCGCCGTCGAAATCAGCGAATCCATATCAGTCATCAGCACGCTCCTTTCTGGCATAGCATTTGCTATACGCTCTGATGTTCAGTTTACGCATTTCCGTCGTGTTGTCAAAGCATATGCTATACACCTTGTCTGCATGCGGCCAGATACATAGGTATTCCGGCTATTTCTTCGGCGTGTCGAGATTGACGGTTATAGCATATGCGATACCATGTCTTATATGGTAAGGAAATCAGAATATGAAGAAATGGACCCCTTTACCATCATCCTCGCCGAGACCATACGGCGAGGATTGCAAGAGAAAGGAATGACTCAGACTAAATTAGGCGAGACGATAGGTCGGACACAGGCATACGTAAGCCCGCGATACAGAGGCTTACTGCCATGGACCACAAAAGACATAAACCTAATCGCCCAAGTACTCGGATTCGCGAACGGGTTCGCACTGATCGACGAAGCTCGCGGCATCACGAAGGAAGGGAGATGAAGATTAGGCGCTTCCACTACAATTAACAATATGACCTCCTCGTAGGTCGTTCATCGAGCGTCGGCGTGTTCTTGGCGGAGCTGCCGACGCTCTTCTTCTATCCTCTACTTCGAACATTTGTTCGACGAATATTGACTTTACAACGCATGTTCGTCATTACGCAAATCAGATTACGGAACATTGCACAAAAACAACACAGCGGTAGGGTATCGTCAAGTCTCGTAAACCTAGGTTTCAGAGAAAGGGACAATGATGCCTATTGACTTCACGGCAGTCGATTTCGAAACCGTAGGCGGCCAAATATGTGCTATCGGTGCGGCGAGAGTCCGTGATGCCACCACGGTTGGAACATATCACATACTCGTCAACCCGGAAACCGACCATGCGGCCTCGACTATGGAACTGCGTAAAAACGGTGGGCTCTCGCCTGATGAATTACAAAGCGAACCGACGTTCAAGGACGTATACCAGTCATTCCTTGACTTCATCGGAGATGACATTCTCGTTGCACACAGCGCATCCACGGCGGATATGTCAATGCTGGCGCGCGCATGCGAACGCTACGAACTTGACCCGCCAAGTAATGACTGGTTCTGCACCATGGTGTTCTACGATGACGCCATCCCGGAACATAAGGAGGCACCAAGGAAATGGCAGCAATCGTCATCTCTTAAGAATGCCGTGCGATATGTCTTCGATGAGAAACTATCAGATCATCACGATCCAGTCTACGACGCCATCACATGCGCACGACTGGCATGCGAGCTGTCAGAACGTGTCAGGAAAGATGACCTTGCCACAGCAGGGAAAACCGCAGAGAAACTCGCAGGAGAACGCCAAGTTGCAGCAAGGAATATCGAATATCAGGCACTTCTAGCGGAACAGTTTGACGAATGGATAGCCGGCGCGATCATGGACGACCGTCACATTAGAGCATCCGAGATTGCAAAACATCCAGACAAAGCCACAACCGATGCCCCATGCATCATATGTGGCCATCCGATTCAGGAAGATACTACATCCGTTCTTCGATACCGGCATGTGTGTTCGAGAGAATGCAGCGATGCCTTGCTTACTGCAATCAGGAGGGCAATTCGCAAAATGCCGGCCCCCAAGGGCATAAGGTCACCGCTTATCGGCCCAATCTACGTATCAGAATACTAAATCGTCTGCTATAATTGTCGGTGTGATAAAGCTGGGCATGGTCCAGTTCGGTGAAGGCCACTCCCCTTGTATGGGTGGGTGGCCTTCACTGCATATGTGAAGAGCCCCGCGGGTTGTGCTTACCGGTTGGTAGAGGCATGCGGGGCTACTGTTGCGGACGATTCTACCATATGGCTTTTCTGCTGGTGCCGTCCGTTAAAAGCAAGGGCCGCCGCAGCGGCCCAGGAAACTCCTTCTACGACTAGGTAGACGAGCTGGTTTGATTTTACCATGTGGTATGCTTGCACCAAGGTCTAATAGCTGGTGGACGCCACCGGTGAAGCTATGCGCTGCGAGCCATAGACGGACCCACGTACCCCGCACGCGCCCGGCAACGGAGCGAACCAGGCGGGGTCTTTTCATACCTGCGGCAATGGCATTCCGAACCTGATTCAAGCCATTTGCGCCAGTATTTGAGCCATTTGAGCCATTTGGGCCGCCCTCATAACGTCCTATCTACACTCAGACCGACAGCTTCATAGACTGTTGCGCACTGCGGTCACTACATCGTAGTTGACAGCATGAATGCGTTCATCTGCAAGCATTTCCGCGATAGTCATCCACATGCACCGCTGACCACCGATCTCAAACTCGCCGTCCAGCGACCAATGCTCCGGAAGTGTCTGCACGTCACCCGAGTAGATGCGGTAGCGATAGTGCCGTTCCTCGTCATGCTCGGTGGAGTATTTCGTACTCTCCTCAGTACCGCGCATCGCGAGCTCGCAATCCTGCGCGGAAACCTTGAACTCGACGCTCAAATAGTTCCGCAGATCACGCTCATCATCCTGAATATCCGGAGTGGAACGACGGTTCGGGAAGAACCAACAATCCCAATCGGCGTCATAATACAGCAGATACCTATTCGAGTCAGGAACGCCAGGCTGTCCAATCGCGACGATGGAACTACTAATCATCTTCACTCCTTCCAAGCAAGGATCGTGCAGCGAGAACCACACCAAGCCCGTTAAATGTCGCTACGGGATTCGTTAGCTACAGATAATTCAGCGTCTGTTCCATCCGGCGGCTTTGCATTCCTTCCACCATGCGAGCACCTGCTCGTTCTCCTCGTCGTCTCCGATCAACAGCAGATAGGCGGCGTTGGTGTTCTTACTGCCGGACCAGCGCGGGGGACGTACCTCAAGCACAAGCCCTTTCTCCTTAAGGGCAGATATGTGTCGGGACACGACCTGACGACCACGTTCCAGTTTGTCGCGCATGAGTGTAAGCGCTTCGCCGGGATCGAGGTTTTCTTTCTCTTCGTCGGAGAGGTTCGCGCCATATCCGCAGAAGCTGGCGAGAGGTTCGAGACCTTTCTCGTAGACGCGCGCCGGTACGTGATGCTTCTTCATCTGTGCGGTCAGAGGCCAATCATATGCTTCGTTCGCCATGAACGCCAGAACCAACTGTTCCGGTGGGTTCGGCGTGAGGATTCTCTTGCCGCTTTTCTTGCTGGTGGATTCACGGAGAAACATCCCCTCGGCACCCAGCGAGGCGACGGCGGTCACGTTGTTGCGTCCCATCTTGGTCATTCGCTTTCTGCCTTCCATCTCGTTTGTTACTATTGGAGTGGATGGCGGTTGCTGTCCTCTCCCCTGATCGCTTGGGTTTCAATCATGGTGGTCAGGGGACTTCTTTTATGGTCACAGCCTAGCACAACCGTGTACTGCATAACACTATTTGGCGTGTCGTGCAGTGCACTCACTTAGTGTACTGCAAACATTCTACAGAGTGCTCTGCAAGTCACAATATACAGTATATACAGTTAGGACAGTAAATATAGTGCGCCACAGGGCGCAAAACCATCACCCCTCCGCACCGGGCAGCAGCCCCTTCGGCAGTTGCAACGATTCGCCCAGTTCGTTCATCGCCTCGGCCTTCTCCTCCATGTCCACCGTACGGTAGATGTCATCCACCTGCATCGTCGTATGGCCCACGATCTCCAACACCGTCTTCGTATCCACCCCGGCACGGCGCAGCAACGTGACCGCAGAATAGCGGGTCTCATGGCCGGTGCGTTCCTTCGGGTCCATACCGCACATCACCAGCAGACGTTTGAAATCCTCCGTATCCTCCTTCGGCGTAATGGGCGTGCCGTCCTCATGCCTGAACAGCAGCCCGTACGGATTCGGCCAATCAGCCGTATATGCAAGATAGGAACGCAACACCGTCACCAACTGCGGAATCAACGGAACCGTCCTCGACTTGCCGCTCTTGGGAGCCTTAAGACACAGCCCTCCATGCGTCGGCCGCATACGAAAACCATCCGGCACATCAAATACGCTCTGCGGACACCCTGCGCCATACCGCCTCCCGCACGCCCACGAACCATCCGGCAGACGTCCGCACCCATGCAGCTTACGCACCGGAGCCAACGACCAACGCAACGTGTAGAACGGATACGGCGTATCGATATGCAGTTCGTCCGTCACCGCGCCGATGATCTCACCTTGACGCATACCCGTCAACATGCGCCACCACATGCGCGTCGCCGTCGGCAGCGGCATCTTCGACGCGTTCGCAAGCATCATCTGCAACTCAGGTACGCTGAATGCGCGCCGCTTCGTCTCGACGTCGCCATGACGACGCACACGACGCACGGAATGCAACGGATTCGCCATAATCACATCATCGGCGACGGCGAGATCAAGCGCCTGACCGAGCACACAGCGCGCCACACCCTCCATAGACGGCGATACGGCGGCGCGCGATTCAAGATATGACCTGACCATGCTCGCCCTCACATCACGCACCCGCACACCCGCGAACACATCACCAATCCTCCTGGCTTCCGTCCGGTAGTTCTGCATCGACCCGGGCGAAACGCGACGATGCGCGGAATCAAGGAACATTGCAACGTAATCCGTCAGCAGCGCATCCTCATGCACCGTGACGTCGCCGGTACGGTTCAACAGCTCACGCGCCTCCTTGAGCTTGCGTTGGCATTCCTTGAACGTGCTCGCCGTGATCTGCTTGGTGCGGTATCTGCCGTCAGGCCCCTTACCCAACGACAGCTCGACCTTCCATCGTTCCACATACGTGCCGTCCTTGCGCTTCTGCCGATACGGGTACGGACGCGCCGCACCCGTGGCTCTCTTTCTGGGCATCCTTTGCTCCCTTCCGCCGGTGTAATGAAAAGTTAATGAAAACAGGATGGCACCACATGGTACCCACCTGATATGCACATGATACCCTAATCGGCGTCATTCCAACGATTCTGAGAGTCGTGTCCGCGAAGGCTTGCTGATTCTGACACGTTATCGGCACCAGCAGCCGTTGACGAACACGATCGCGCGGTATTTCGGCAGCACGACGTCCGGATGGCCCGGATAGCGCCTGTCGTTCTTGCGAAAGCGCATGCGGCGGGCGAACAGGTAGCTGCGCACGATGCGTTCGATCGACGTGTCCTTGCCGCGGATGCGCGACATCGTGTAGCTGCGCGTCCCCTTCGCGTATTTCGTCTTCTCCTTCGCCGCACGTCGCCGGCGCTCCGGGGCGTCCGATCGCGACGCCGGCGGCGCCGATGCCGCCGCGTCCTGCTCCGTCGATGCCGATGCCGATGGCGCCACGCCCTTTGTCGCCGCCGTGTCCTTCTTCGCCGCTGTCCTCTTCGCCGTCGATGCCGTCAT